CTACATTCTCAACTTCTTCTTTCTTCATCTTGCCTTTGATGGCATTACCAATTGCCTTACGGCGCTTCATCAGATAAGAATCAGTACTATCTTTCTTACCATCATTATTGACATCACCATCTTCCTTACCGACAGGATCAAGTCCTTCTTTCTGAGTTTTTTCCTTATCCATACGAGCAGACATCTTACGGATCTGGTCGATACTCATGTTACCGACGCCAGTGAAACCTGCCTTGGAGGGATCATTCTGCTTTTTAGAGTCATCCTTATACCCACCAGCAGCACGGGCAGCACGACGATTCTCGTCTAACTCAAGTTCTTCTCTATGAATTTTATTCTGTGCTCTTCTTTTTGCGGCGTACTCAGGATCATTTTTCATTTTATCGGCATGATCCGCCATCCTTTTTTTCATGCCCTCCTCTTCTTTCCTCTTCTTATATTCTCTGGCGATTCTTCCCATAGCAGCACGATTCTCATCCACCTGATGCATTTCTTTATATGCATCAGCAAGAGCATTTACAGCATCCCATCCTTCTTTCTTATCTAACTCTTTAACCTTCTTCATGTTGGCTTGATATGCTTTATCATATCCACCACCCTTCTTAGGAACACCACCATGCTTTCCATCTGGTCTACCGAAAGGATCCTTTTCCTCAAAGTGAGGGTTCTTCTGACCCTTCACCTTTTCCATTTCCTTACGTGCCTTCTCGTTATTTGCCTGACGCTTCTTCATATCAGGTTCAAGATATGAATCGTCTTTTTTCTCAGCAATTTGCTCTAAGTATACCTTTGAAATAGCATTCAAAGGGTTAGATCCGATTCCATTAGACATGGTGATACTATCTTACTTTTTAATCTTATACTTATTTATTAAATTTTTAATACCAGCCGTGCCGGTCATTCTCATCGTATAGTTACGATTTGCATCAGTTCCAACCTCTCTCTGGTTTGATGGAACCCCAGATGGACCTGAATAATTCACAACTGCTTCCATAACATCACGAATCCAGGACTTGAACATATAGTTCTCTTGTGTCACACAGATAAGATGGTTTGTTCCACGGCGAACAATCTTACCAATCAGACCAGTATTTAAATTCTCTACAACATCACCAAGATTAAAGATATTGCCAGATACATAGTTGTCACGTAACCCCTTCGGATCAATTTCAGGAGCAATCTCCCACATCTCAGCAACTTCTTTTTTCTTCTTAGAACCCATACCCTGACGAACTGCATTAAACAGTGCCTTGGTATCACCATCATTTAATTCTTTTGGTGTTCCTCTACGGAATGAATCATAGTCATCATCCATGACTGCTTTTCTCATCTTGGATGCAGACATTCCTTCAACACCTTCTGCATCAGAATCCCTTACACCAGCAGAGATGACACGAATGTTGTCAAAGTTATAGAGTTCACCATTATACTTGGTTGCTAGGTTCTCAAATTCTGCCTGACGATCTGATCCTACAATAATATTGACGTTCTTATATCCTGCCTCATCTGCTGCAACCAATACATTAAAGATTGACTTCATCTCATCATCATTAATAATGTTCTCAGAATAATCAGGGAACATCTTCTTCATAAATGAAACCTTCATATCAGGATCTAGTGGATTCTTCTTAGCATCCTGCGATCGTGATGGATAGATCTTCATATCTTCACCCTGTGCTGCCTTTTGGGCTGCGGCAAGGAGTTTTCCGTGTCCAACAGTTGGTGGATTGAAACGACCAAATGTAACAGTCAGAGTTTCTGTAGTCTCCCCAGAAGTTTGATCTCCTTCACCTGCTTCTGCTTTCTTCGCGCCAGTCGTTTGAGTTGCAGGTTTCTTAGTCTTTGCTTCAGGTTCTGATTGTGTTGTTTTTTGTTGTGCAGGTTTGTCATCTTCTGCTTTCTTTTTCTTCTTATCTGCAAATTTTAACTTACCATCTTCAGTAGTCGCAACAAATTTACCACGGGAATCTAACCAACCACCGTGGCCATCACTTACAAGGTTCAGTTTTCTCGCTTGCATACTTGCTTGCGACTGAGCCTCATTCAGGAACTGAAAGAAACTTTTCATTTATATTGATAATCCTTATACATTATTTAGTATCTTCTTGCGGTAAGTCCTGGTTTACCGAACACTTTAACAAAAGGTCCCGCAGTTGAAGACTCTTTCTTCATCGCATCAACTAGTACATGCATGAAGACATCAAACTTTTTCTTTTTAGACATCATATAGTAACGATGCAACCATTCCATTCCCCACAACTTTGCAGTTAATCTACTTCCAGCAGATCTACCAGTTTTTGTTTTCGCATCTCTTTGGTCTGCAAGACAAGCTTCATTAAGTGCTGCTTCAAATCCATCTTCAGATGGATTAGTTCCTTCTTCATATTTTCCTGGTCTACCAAAATCTATTCTTTTTCCATCAATAGATGCGTTCTTCAGAGTATTGTACAAATTAATCCAATACTTTTTATCGGCATCAGACCAAACAGCCCCAGGATTGGGAATATGTGGATGTTTTGCTGGGGCAGGCACTTCACTTAAACCACATTTTTTTACAAAAGCATCTAATTTTCCAACAGATGCTTTACCAAGCATAGCTCCTGTAGCACCAATAGCTGCACCACTATGTTGAGGTTTTTCTCTTGGTTGTTTTGCCTGAAAAGTTCTTCCTTGAACATGGACAGACATAGCCTCTCTGCCTCCACCTCCACTATCAATCATATCCCAAGAAATTTCCTGTGCAAATTTCCATTCATTTGCATTCGCATCCCATGCCAAATCACATGCAAAGTTATCTGCAGTAAACTCATGAAGAGATCTTCGTTTTGCTTCTCTAGTTTTAAGATTTGAACTCATTTCAAAAGTTCCTCTTTCGTTCTTACCCACTTGCTTAAGAGATATTGGCATCAATTTTTTATCTCTAATATATTCTTCCATTAAGGAATTCAAAGTATTTAAATTTAATAGTTTATCACCAGTATCACACATCTCAGTTATTCTTTTTTTTATCTTTGCCTCTTCTGATTTTTTTACAGCAACAACATCCATGGGATTCCAACTGTCAAGAGATCCTGTGACTCCACCTTTCTGTTGTGCGATTTTATTCAAGAAGTTCATCATACCATTTGCCTGATCTCTTGACCAAGACCAACCAGTCGTCGTGATACCCCTTGATATCATGTAATTCATGAGACCAATAACTTGCTCATCATAACTTCTTCTCCAAACAGCATTTGCCTGAGGATAAACTCCGCTCTTACCAAATGCTTTCTTATCCAACTCGGCGTATTGCTTGTCACTAAGTTTGAATTTCTTATCGCAGTGCTCTTTAAAGAATAAAATAGAACAATCTTCTTGTTTGGCAGTGTTACTCATAACACACAATACTTTTTAAGTATTTAGAATGGAGTTAAGGAGACTCGAACTCCTGACATCCTGCTTGCAAAGCAGGCGCTCTACCAACTGAGCTATAACCCCGCGATCACTTTGCCCATATTTGAACAGTATATCTTTCTTCTTCCGAATAAGGACTCACTGGAGTGACAAAGTGTTTTTCGTTTTGATCATTTATAACGAGTAGATTTTTCTTTGGGACGATACTTCTCCATAGAAAGTCTTGATCAGTATCGATTGGTTTCCAACAAAAAATTCCACCGTCATTCACATTCCACTTAAAGTTAAGATAAAGTGTTGCTGCCCATCTGTATTGATCAAGATCATCATGAACAGCGATACCAGCACCTCTATCAAAACACTGAAAGATGCATTTCAACTTATCAAACTCTGGAATAACATTATACAATTCTTTTGCAAACTTACGATCATATTCTTCAGGAGCAAGAGAAACCATTACAGTCCCATACAAACCCTTCATCAAATAATCTGGCCAAAAAAACTTATTTGGTTTCCAACAGAATTCTCTGGAGTGTTTGTTTAGAATATCTAGTGTTTCATTAAAAAAACTATCACTTAATACATTCTCAATAATTTTCACAATTATAACCCATTAATAATATCCTTTTCATTTTGATAAGGAACTATCTCACCAGTCTTGAGTTTCCATGCATACTCCAGTTCAGGAAGTAACCATTCATGAACTGGAGCACATGCTTTCCAATTGACCGGTTGAATACAATTCATCACAACTACAGTCCAGAATGCTGTTATGTAGTTGATTGCAGTAAGCATTAAACGTCGCCTTCTTCTCTGTTCTCGGAGTAGTGAACATCAAACTCTCCACCTGGATATCGTGCTTTGAGTTTCTCAACGTTCATCTCAATCACTTCATCAAAGGTTGTATCAAGTGCCATACATGCCTGTGCCAGATACCAACAGATATCTCCCAGTTCACGTTTCATGTGAAAGACATTCTCTTCGTTGTAAGGTTTGCCTTGGAAGATGATCTTCTTCACAACTTCAGTGAACTCGCCAGACTCTGCGGCAAGGCCAAGAGCTGCAGTCAGAAGTTGTGTCACATTACAATCCTCCTGAAGTTCAAGAGAGTTGGTGCGAGTAAGGAATGCAGCATAATCCAAAGACGGATCGCTAGTCACACCCTTAACAAATTCTACGTATTTTTCAGTATCAACTTTAGTCATGAAAATCGGGGATAAATGGTTCTTGACAATTTTGAGGGAGTTCTTTAATTACTACTTCTTTCCAACTACCACCAACACCACCGTCCATATTAACAACGATATCTCGGGTAGGAAGTTGTTTACCATTAGAGACATCAATAATGTCACCAGGCAAAGGAATGAACGAATAATAATGTCCTTCCCATCTACGGTTTCTCATGCCAAGAAGATTGACTGCATCTTTTTCAGAACCACAATCAGCAATCTTTTCACCTCTAGGATTAAACACAGAATAGTAACCGTTCAAAACTTAAATCCCTCAAATGATTTTTTTGGTTTTGCTTCATCGTTATTATACTCTTCTTCTTTACCACTGTCAAGAATATCATCCTGTGCTGACTGCTCACAATCATACAGACGCATCTTAGCACGGTCGATACCTACCACAAACCTCTTAGAAATGGTCGGATCATTATATCTATTCTTCAATTGCTTCACCATAATTTGCCCGAGTCCTTCAAGATCTTCAGTTGAAATAAGGGCAAACATAAGATCAGCAGTAGCAGGGAGACCAAAGGACTCACTAGTGTCAGTAAGCTCAACATCACTGCTGCCATAACCAGAACGAGTGGTCTGGGTGGCAGAAACGATAGGTACGTTCGCCTCGCAAGCCAATCCTCGAAGTTCTTCAGCAATAGCCTTGACAACTGTATATGAATTGACATTACTGCCTGCGCGATATCTTTCGGAAGCACATATGTTAAGGTAATCAACGAAAATAATATCAGGTCTAAATGACTTCTTAAGTGCAAGCTCATTAAGAAGTGCCCTAAAGTGGCCACTATGTGCAGAAGCAGTTGGGTACTCTTTAATTATAAGAGAACCTTGAGTTTTCTGCGATAGTTTTGTTACCTTTTCCTCAAACATTTGTTTAGGAAGTTCTGTTATCTCTTGGATAGGTATATTGAGCAGGTTAGCATCAATTCTCTCTGCAATTTTCTCTTCAGCCATTTCAGCCGTGATGTATAATACGTTTTTCCCTCCCAAGAGTGCGGAAGCTGCAACATGGCACATAAACAAACTTTTGCCGACACCAGTGCCAGCGAGAGCAATATTAAGCGTTTTGTTCGGAAGACCACCTTTTGTAATCTTGTTGAAATACTCAAGATCAAATGGAATCTTGTCTTCTTTGCGATGGTATGATTCAAATCTCTCCTCATAATCGAGCAGGTAGTCATGTCCTACATGAGCATCAAAAGAAACTGCCAGAGCCTCTGATAGAATACTAGGAATTGCATCACGGTCTTTATCTTTATCTTTCCCATCAGCGAGTGCGATGGACTCCATCAGTGCCAGATAGATAGCACGATCACGACACCATTTTTCTGTCGTGTCACACAACCAATCATAGTCTGTAGCAACATCTTCAAGGTAACTAATGAGTTTAGTCACCTCAGTAAAAGAAGTATCAGTAATGTCTTGACGTTTTTCTACCTCAATACAAAGAACTTCTTTGGTTGCAGGTTTATTATACTCTGTGACAAATTTTTCAATCTCTTGGAATGTGATCTTCTGATGAGGATCTTCAAAGTAATCCGATTTAATAAAAGGAATTACCTTACGGAGATATTCCTCATTATAAAGAAGATTTCTTAAAATTAGGATTTCAACTTTGTCCATGCGGAATGTCAAATACGAAGGTTATACGTGTTTCATCACCGATATTAACGGTGCCATGAGGTAGTTTGTTGTTGAACCAAAGAAGAGTTCCTGGTTCAACGATGACAGTTTCTTTGCCACAGAAATATTGATACCTTCCGAGTATTGAAAGGTGATATCTGTTTCTGCTCAGATAGTATGTTCCTTCATCAATATGTGCTCCAACTATACCATCAATAGGGAGTGAAAGAAAGCCGCATCTGTGAATATCTGCATTCTTAAATTGCTTGCGTATGATCTTTCGGATCTCACTATGATGTGCATAGGCAGGAGTCTTGATGTTGATTTCTGAGTCTCCCACAAAGTCTTCCTTGTGTTTGACTCCACCCATTATAAGTTGAAGTGCGCCAACTGGCAAGTCATCAAACCCTCTATCAACTAAGGATTGAGATCCTTCCAGAGTTTTCTGGTGATCCCAATCCTGTGGATATTTCTTCAATTGTTCGACGATTTTAGATACGTTGATTCCAGTTTTGATAACTTTAATCATGAACCGTAACTAAACTCCTCCTTTGCAATCTCATCCAGTTTCTCCATCACCTCAGGTGTGAAGTATGTTTCTGGATCTTTAAGAACTGCTTTGGCATAGACTTTCTTGCCGTCTATCTCATAACGACCTGCTACATTTTTCCAAAGTCCGCCAATCTCACCGAGTTCAAGAAGACCAAAATATCGATCAAGACCACGCTCATCGTAATAAAGACGCACTGTAACAACTTTGTTCTCCTTACTTAAACGCGACTTTGCTGTCTTAGCTTTAATAAGATTGCCAACGACTTCTGTTCCATCCTTTTCTTTCTTTTTGCTGAGATAAATGATTGTAGACGCTGCATATTTGAGACCGCTGCCTCCGCCCATTTCTTTGGTGGGAACGTATGATCCGATGACATCATAGGTATGATTGGTGACGATTAATGGAATTTTTGCTTGACCAAGTTTGAGTGTAAGCATACGAAATGCTCCCTTGACAAGTTGGGATTTAGTCATGTCCCGAACTTGCTTGTCGTCTAGTGCGTCACGAATTTCCTTCTCTGTAGAAAGCATACCCAGAGAGTCTAGCACAAACATACAAGGTCTGCGTTCGTCTTCTGGTTTCTTAAGGTATATATCGACTGCCTTCAGTGCTTTGGTTCTAAACTCCTCAATTGTAACAACATTTACAACAGCCAGTCGCTCTAAATCAATACCCCGACTTGCGATAAGACTCTTGTTAACAGCGGCTTCAGTGTCAAAATATAGACAATAGCCATCAGGATTAGCGTCCAAGAAATTTTTGACAACTGCAAGCGAGAAGAAAGTTTTTCCAGTAGAAGACTCCCCAGCGATGGCAGTAATCTTATTCCCAGATACACCACCAAATATACTACCTGAACAAAGTCCGTTAAAGATGTACGAACCTGTGTCCACGTAAGTTTCTGTGTCGTCGATGTCTTTTGCCAGTCTGGTAAAGTCATCGCCAATCTCTTTTACAATCTCTTTTAAAAAATCCATTACAATACAAATCCAAATTCTTCACGGGCAATTTTTTTGTAAGGTCCGCCTGGGTTAGCATCACGGATATCCTTAATCTTCTTGAGTTTTTGATATAAAGAAGTATCTCCTCCAAGAAGAAGAGCACTTACAATAGTTGCAAGTTCTTTATCAGTAATAGGCAGGTCCATTAGGAGAAAAATAGCTCTAGGTTTACAGTTTTTTCGACATTCCAACCGATAGCATCAAGAATTGCTTTCAGTGGTTCGACAAAGGACTTTTCAAATTGTAGATCATAGTCGATGTACTTGTCAAGGTCGAGTTCTTTAGGGAACTCTTGAATAAATGAGATGATATTCTCATGAATAATGTTTGGTTTTTTAAGATAACAGAATTTAATCTTTTCACCATTTTGTATTAAAGAATACTTATTAGTAAGTTTCTTCTCTTTAATATAATGATTGAACAGAAGAGCCCCGCGACAGTGAATGGGAGTTCCCTTCATGTAAATGTCGGATGAGGATTTATATTTCTGAACATCAGAAACTGATCGCGGGAAAGAAATTTGCTCTGGTGGCAACTTCTTAAACTCTGTCCGAGACTTATCTATAAAGTCAATCACATCTTCTTCAGTGCCGCTCATCATCAACTTCAAGGCATCCTTAATCATCTTTCTACATGGAGCAGGAGTGGATGATTTGACTGCCTCAATACCCATCATCTTAAGTTTGGGATCTTCATAACGAACACCCTCACTATCCCACACGTTGAGAATGTATCGTTTCTTCGCAGTCCAGATGCCACGGTCAGCGATATTCTCACGTTTCATTTGCATCTTTTGGTCGTATGCCGAAACATAGTCCGCAAGATTCTGGTAGCACTGATCGATATACGGTTCAAATTTTTCTTCGCAGATCTTGTTAAGTAGGGAAACAATTGCAGCTTTGTCGCTAGACTTAGAAGCAAAAAATTTATCAACAAGAGGTCCAAGATTAAGATAAATTGAATCTGTGTCAGATGCAATTACGTAATCCTCTTCGGTTGTTTGCAACAGTTTATTTAGATACTCATTCATCTTACTCTCAATCCAACGGATAGAGACTTGACCAGAAAGCGTAATCGCTTCCGCGTTGGCCAATTTGTAGTACCTAAAATACTGATTACCGATTGCACCATAAGCAGAGTTGAGTGAAATCTTCTTAGCCATCTGAATATTATTGCATCGCGCAATCTCTTTCTCCAGAGTCTTAGTAGGAGTTTTTTCATAATCTTTCTTTGCTTGAATCATCTTCTTCTTGAAGATTACACGGTCGCCATACATCTTCTCCATGAGTTCTGGTAGAAACCCACGAACATCCTTGCGATACATGGCACCATTCGCACAGACAGCATTATCCTTATACAACTCAAAGTTTATTTCTTCATTAAGTATTCGATCAACTGTAGCCGTGGGGTGACGTTCTTCCAGTAAGGTTTCTGGGGAGATATTATACTGCATGATAAGATGAGGGTAGAGAGAGTTAAGGTCAAAAGACACAACCCAATCATACTTTCCAGGAATCGGTTCCTTGACATATGCTCCTGCATACTTTTCATTTTTGTCTGAACGAATCTTTGGTGGAATAACGATGCCACGTTTCTTTAGATAGTTGTAGATAATGTTGTCCCACATGCGGACCTGATAGAACACATCAGCATAGTTTACCTTAGCATCATATGCCATGGTCAACGCAAGTTCAATCAGTTTCATCTTGTCTTCCAAACGGTCAACAAGTTCTACGTCAACGATGTTATACTCGATGAACTTCTGCCAACCGTGAGTATAGAAATCTTTGAAGGTATCAAACTCACTGTGATCCAGTTTCTTCTGTCCTAGTTCTACTTCTGCGATGTAGTCAAGTCGATAAGATTCCTGTGCTTTGTAAGTGAACTTTCTGTATAGATCAAGATAATCAAGTTGAGTGAGTCCACCAACGTCAAAGGTGATCTGCTTCCTACCCTTGATAAAAACCTCTCCTTCGGTCACAAGACCCCAGTTGGAGAATCTCTTCATCAACTTCTCTCCAAGCACCCTGTTAAGTCGCTTACAGATGTATGGGATATCAAACAGTTGAATGTTCCAACCAGTTACAACATCAGGAACGTCCTGCATCCAATAATTGATGAAATGGCTCAGCAGTTGATGCTCAGAAGTACAGTGATGATAAGTAACATTCTTCTGTTTATTAATAAACGGTTTCACACCCCAAGTAGTAATCTGTTTGGTGGTGTAATCCTGAATTGTAATTGCAAGAATCTCTTCTGATGCAGACTCCACATCAGGGAATCCTTTTTCTGCAGTAGTCTCAATATCAAGAGTTACCAGTTTGATCTGGCTGATGTCAAACTTGATCTCATTTTCAGGATACTTCTCAGAAATATATTGATAGATGTATCGATCATTACCATAGATCTCAAATCCATCAACTTCATCATACTTCTTGTAGAAGTCGCGACAGTCGCGAACACTACCAGGATGAATCTCTTCTACAGGTTCTCCACTTAATGTTCTATACTTTGAATCTCTCTTAGATTTCACAAATAAGGTAGGGAAGAATTCATCTCTATGTTCATACCTCCTACCATTCTCAACTCCCCGGACGAGGAACTGATTACCAATCAACTGAACATTAGTGTAGAAACGCATTACTTAGTGAGTTCTTCGTACTTTTCAACTAGGGTGGGCATGGGTTCTGTAAGAGTAATAATCTTATCAGAACTAATCATAAATTCGTCTTGACGAGATACATTTAGTAACCAGGGTTCTAATGTTCCGTCATCCTTTAACAAGAAAGGATTGGTCATTTTACAATCGGGTTCTCCGATGTCTGCCCCTACTTCATTAATCTGAGTTATCAGAATCTGACCCGTCGTCAGTAGTAGTGCTTTGATCGTTTTTTCCATGGTCTACGATGTCCTCGATGTACATTTCTTTTAGTTTGATGGTTGGTTCCACCATAGTCACAACCCAGTCAGAAGGAACAGGGATGGTCTCTTCGGCAGACAGTGGCATCCAAGGGAAGAGAGATACCTCATACCCAGCCTTGCGCCCACGTCCCTCACTTACATCATCAAGAACGTTAGGATCACGCATCTTGATCACGCAAGGTTTGTTGAGATAATATCCAACCACTCGTCGGTCTTCACCTTCTCCATATCCCATCTCTGCCACACTGGCAATCATGTCTTCACCTGATTTCAAGAGCAGTAATTTGATAGTCATAAGTCAGTTTTTCTTCATTTCTATTCTACCAAGAAAAAAGAGGGGCGTCAACTGGATTGTGCCAGTTGCCCCTCTGCGGCGACGATATTCAATAGTATTTAGAACCAGTCTTTCCTCTGATGATGAGTGGGAACAATTCTACCGAGTGTGATACTCAGCAACCCATCCTCAAATTCAACTGATCTAACTTCCGTCTCGTCACTGAGGGTCCATGATCTAGTGAATGATCTTTGAGCCACTCCTCTATGGACGTATTCTGTTCCAGTTTCTCCATCTTCTCTTTGCCCTTCGACAAAGAGTTTTCCGTCTTGCGTGTAGACATTTACTTGCTTTTTCTTAAATCCTGCTAGTGCTAGTTCCAGTCTAGACTCAACATTACTGACTGTCACTAAGTTGTATGGAGGATAGCTAGCAGTTGTTTCGTGAAGATCAAACACCCTGCTAAGGTAATCATCCATACCAATACTATTCCTATTTATCTTCTCAAGCAACTTTGGTAAATCGGCTGCATGAAACTTCTGTAGGTTTCCCATCTTTACTTCTCCTTTGAAAGCGAGATTTGATTGTGTGGACCCCGAAGGCATCCATACTTATTTATAACATAAAAACAAAAAAAGAGGAACGGTATTTACCGAACCTCTTTATAGGGTTTCCGACTTTTGTAGAGACCGCACGAAAGGTCTCAGTCTTATTTATCAACAATCCTCAATCTGAATCAGACGGTGAGATCTACGGAGAGTCTCATGAGTTTCGTCATTCATTTGAGGAATAACACCTATCACTTTCCAGGGACGTTTGGTGGGAGGTTTGAGATCGATATTGAATCCAGTAGCAGATGCAGTGCGATTTACGATCTCAAAACATTCTTGATATCGCATTTCAATAAATGCCATGAAATCTTTGTACCCCATTTTGATTTTAGAGGGGACTTTCTTTGTGGTATAAAGCACCACATAACAATCTTCGGGGACTTCTTTTGCAATCATACCCCAAAGACGACCCTGATTGGTATTGCTAGGGGCAGCATACACGAAGACTCGTTTCTTTCCAAGTCTAACTTCATCTTCCAGTGCAGCATCTTGAGGCATGTCTGGAGACTTTTTCAAATATGCAAGAACATCGGCACGATCAGGAATCCAAACCGCACGTTGTCCGCCCAGAACAGCATCATAGACTGCTTCTACTAAGTTAGCAACTTCATCTTGTTTGATAAAACGCAGTGCTTCAAATTCATTAAAGAGCAAATCTGCAATTGCAGTTTTATCATGCTCAACACCACCATCAGTAACGGCAGCAACGCTAGCTTCAAACAGGTCACCGGTTTTAGTGGGGCGACTGATGAGGTCATCGTTACCAACAATAGCTTCAGAAAGAGACTGAACAAAAGCAGTTTTAGGATCTTGTTCATCAGGATAGGCAAAGACTGCGACCACGATGAAAGTGCATCCTGCAAGCATCGCAGCACGGATGCGAGTGCGACCATCTTTTACCTTAAATGTAGTATCAACAATAGGAGGGAATGGATCATAGCTCCATCCCTTTGTGTTGAAAGAATATGCAATACCTCTATCAGTATTGCTACGATTACCATCTTCACGAATAGCAAGGTTGATCAACTCTTCGTGAAAGAGATCACCGCCAAACTTATTAAGATCAAGGAAAGCGAACCGAATAAACGTTCCTCGTTTGGAGTGACTCTGAATTTCTTCTTTAGACCATCGATTTTCATACTTGTTCAGATCGATGTCTTGTTTTTGGGGACCAAATCCCTTTCTGACTTTAACAGCCATGTGCGTCTCCTGCTGGGTAGCAATTAATAGTGAAGTCTTGTCCGCTGCAAGCGAGTGCTTCACCTATGTACTTGGATATTATACAGGTTGATCAGTAATCTTGTCAAGGGCCAATCTGTCTCCAAGAACCAGAACCATCAGATCCAACGTCCTCTGATGGGGTCTTTGTTTCCAACCATACCAAGGTTTTTTCTTCCCATCATCATATGGTGGAGTCTGACCAACATGATAGTATTGATCATCGGTGATATCATAAATTTTTTCATTAGTAGTATCAACTAACCACCAGTGTGCTTCATCATGATAATCAATTGCAGTTCTCTGCTCAAGGACATTCGTATCCATCAGATAAAACAGGGCTTGTGAGGAATGGTAGCAGTGGCCAAACATGGGGTTGGTCAAATTCTCCTCACGGTATTTCTTACTAACCATTTCTGGTTTTAGGTTGCTAACAATAAGTCCCATGACCGATTCGATCTCAGTCATGGGATATGGATTATAAGTTAATGTTCTGGTCTGAAATATCTCTTTGTCTTTATAACGATGACGTTCAATAGTTTTCATTCACTTTCTTGTTGCTTACCTTTTTTTCCTATATTATACTTTTGCTCCAGAATCCAATCCGACTTATCCTTATAAGCCAGAACTTTGATTTGATTTAGTGGAGCGATGTCGAGAACTGATTCTTCTTTTACGATGGAGATTAATCCCCAGTCAGCAAGAAGACGTGCAATACGATTGCGTCTCTGTACATCGTTAACAGTAAGGTTAGCATGTTTTCCATCCAGTGCAAAGAGCTCTTTGAAGTGGACGATGTAGTATAAACCTTGCTTATGCAAGATATGACAAGACTGATAGAGTTTCTTTTCCTTACGTGATGCAACTCCGATGCGTGTCAGTGTCTCACGAACTTTTAGGAAGTCATCAGGTTCACTTAGAAGCACCTGCACCATTTGATCTTGTGACCACTGTACCGTTGGTTCAACCATAGTACTCATTTCATTCCTCCAGTATCAAGTCGTTGTTTAATAAAAGTAATCTGTTCTTGTGTAAGAATTTTCAGAGCCTGAGATGCCTTCTCATTACTATAACCATAGTATTGTTTGACACATTCTAAATCCTGGACTTTATCCTTTCGGAGCCAAGGAGAGAACCTCTTTCGTTTCCTCAGACTATTTAGATAAAACGAATATTGCATATCTTTATCAAGAAAGTTATACTTATTCATTTCATTTGCATACATCACACAGTCCATGTGACCAGATAAACAACGATTGATAATATATGGAGGATATTGTTTAACGATATCTGGGTCGTCTTTAATAAGATTTTCCTTATTAAAGTTTATTGAATTTAACCAGTCTTTGAGTTCCATTATCTAATAATTTGAATTTCATCATCGTCAGTCCAGAGTTCGACCTTTGTTCTGAATCTTTCTTCTGCCTTAAGTTTTTCATATCTCTTGGTCGCTTTCTTCTTCCACCAGACAATAATATTCTCAAGGTAGAACTTGTCCCAATTAGGACCACGAACCAATTCATCTTGATTACCAAGAATTACTTCTTTGACATTTGAATATCCATATTCGCAAAAGTAAGTTCTCTTCTTCTGAGTGAGAGACAGTGCGGTTTCTATCACTGAATTGAACTGCTCCAGTTTCTCATCCATCCCATATTCCTTTAGAGAATTACGAGTGATAGAGATCATCTTTGTTTGACGCTTCATCTTCTTGGATGATGCTTTCTTGTCAGTCAAAGGTTGGTTGTTATTCCACACAGTAAACCGATCATGAAGACGATGGAATGCCTCATCATGGAGCAAAGGCAGGAACTTACTCTCAGTCAGTCCCTTATACCTCATGAATGGTTTAAGGCCATCATACTGTGAGGCATCGGTGGTAGACCCGTAGAGAGACGTGGTTTCAAACAGGGCGATGTCCTTCTCAAAGACCTGGTTCAGCGTCTCACGGGCATAGTGTGAGCAGCACAATAACGCAAGGAGTTTACCTCCAAGGTAATTGTATCCAAAGGGTTGAGATGGCACGATCACAAATCCCATGGCTGCATGGCGATTAAAGATTGAAAGGTTAGGTGCTTGACCCAACCAGATATTTCTTGGTTTGGAGTTGATAGTAGGAGATCCAAAACGAATAAACCCAAGACAAGTTTGAGTTTTCTTCTCAAAGACCATCCAACGCAGTTCTCTGCCAGGAATGTTGCTCTCATTATTATGAGAAGATACTGCTCTCAAAAGATTGCCATAGTGTTCTTGTGGCAGAGAGTGTTGAAAGCGGGCACCAACAAACTTGATATCAAACTCCATCTCTTGCGGATGAATGTCCTCGTTAAAGAACTCATCATGAAGTGGTGCAAGAGAACTTGTAGACTTGATTACTTCTTTTTTCACAAAACGCAGATAGTCCTCAATATTTCCCATCTGAGAGAAATACTTGATGAATTCATCTGCGGCCCAAACGGCATCATCATTAGATATGATCATCAATAAAATTTAGATTCATTATCAGGGGTTGTATGAAGAAGAACTCCATCAACTTTATTAAGTAGTTCTTGCATACCACTATACATGTAACGATATCCAGTGCCAACATATAGTTGACCTAAAACAACTGACACAGTGGCAGTACCCCAGAAAATGTAGTACCACTTAGATTTAACTTGTGCTTTTACTTTTTGGTTTTTCATAATCAGACAATCAGTTTTTTCTTATCAGGTGTAATTAACTTGCTACCAAACATTTCATTATAGCGTTTGGCCACATCTTCTTGCACAGGAGCAATATAAACGACATGGTGTTTAGACACTGTAATCTCTGGATTTTCCTGATCAATCACAGTGGCCCATGGTGCAAATCCCACACCAGTATTTGTAGGAAGAACAACTAAACCATTCTGAACGGTTATAGTATCATCAGTTTCAGAAACAAGTTCTGCAACCACTTCTTCACCAGTAGTAATACGAAACAGTTTTACATTAATCATTTGAATTCACACTCCACCATAATTTCAGTTAGACAAGCAAGCATATTTATTTCTTGATCCGCCACAAACGCCATTTGATACTGATACTTAGCAAGAGTAAGCACAGCAGCAGGAATACTATTCGGAACCATGGAATCATAACAAGCATCGTAAATACGACGCAGTAGGACAGAAGTATCGTTGTCCAGGTTATTGACAACCCATTTACGTACTTCGGGAAAATCTTTCTCCTTAAGTTTCTTAACCAGGTCATTTACTTTTACATCACTAAAGGTTGCAAGAATACCAGAGTCAATTTTACCACTGACAGAGTAGCGTTGGCATTCATTCAGAACACGTCGCCAATCAGGGAAGTGTTTGTTGATTAATTCTACCAGGACCTTGTTATCATATTCAATAGATTCTGTAGCCAAGATTTCTTGGAGTCTTTTGAAGAAGAGGGCGGCAAGTTGAGGTTTGCTTTTGGAGTTGGTTGAAAAATCAATACAGGCGCATCTGCTGTGGAGAGGTTCGATAATTTTGTTTTTGAAATTGCAGGTAAAGATGAATCTGCAGTTTCCAGAAAACTCCTCTGTAAACGCCCTAAGTAAGAGTTGTACGTCGTTTGTTGTGTTATCAGCCTCATCGATGATGATGACTTTGTGTTTGCCAGTTGCTTGAAGTGAGACGGTCGAAGCGAAATTCTTTGCAGTATTTCTGACCGTATCAAGAAAGCGTCCCTCATCGGATCCGTTGATGACATATACATCTACCCCTAGTTGGTTACAGAGTGCTTTAGCGACAGTTGTTTTACCACACCCTGCAGGACCTGCGAGCAGCATGTTAGGTATCTCACCTTTATCTAGGAAGTCTAGGAAAGTCTTCTTAATATTTGTTGGTAAAATACAATCTTCAATAGTTTTGGGGCGATATTTTTCTACCCACAAAAATTCATTACGCATAATCATTCCAAAGGTCGAACAAATTCATGAGACACAATATCAGTTGCCTTCAATTGTTCTTTCATATATTCTACACCATTTTCAGGTATAGCAGTATCCCCACAAGTAAAGACATCACAAACTGCCATGCCATTCTCTGGCCAAGTATGGATGCTGAGATGACTCTCAGCAAGCATAGCAATTCCAGTTACACCTTGTGGTTCAAACTTATGTACTGTCAAATCAAGCAGTGTTGATTTGCATTCTTTTGATGCTCTGAACAAAACCATTCGTATAAACTCTTTATCATCAAGTAAATCAAATGGACATCCTTTCAAGGTAAAAAGAATATGTTTCATTACACCCACTCAGGTTTACGATCTGGGATACGAAGATAATTATCACATACCCATGGTTTAGATGCAATATACATCTTATATTTTTCAAAGATGGATATTGAAGTATCTAACTTGAACTCATCAGGTCCTGCAAAGACAAAGGGTGTTGTATCCTTTCCACTGCGACCTTGAGGGTCTGCGGTAGGAAGTATCTCCTTTGCTGCTAGAAGCGTCTTCTGGCAAGTGTGAACCTTACCATAACGAGCAGTATACTCATCACACATAGCAAGTCCATGAGCAAGAAGCCACTGCCAGTTAATCACAAACTCATTTGCCCAGATAGTGCAAGGGTGATTACGAAAAGCACCCTTCTCAGTAGCATAGGGAGTACCATCTGCTCTAGGAAGAGTGCCGAAGTTATGACCCCACTTGTCAGAGCATACAATAGCAAGCATCTGACAGGTCTCTAGGGGCATCTTGACGATGTGCTTGTCAGGGAGAACCCTGGCAGACTCCCAAGGACTGGGAGAGGTCACAAAGATGTTCATCCGAAAGTAGAATCAGGCTCTAGAGCAATATAATAAGTCAGATCATGGTTCTTAGAGGTAAATCGTGACAAAAGTTTTTGTGACACGACCACTTCATAAGTTCCAGGAAGGACTTTGATGTTCTCAACTTTGAAGTTGAAAGAGAATGTTGCTTCAGTCTCACCAACGACTACAGCATAGTCATTAGAGGTATCATTCTTCTTGTCGCGAACAACAAGTTTAACAACACCATTATCACCAACAGCAGAAAGATCTGGCAATTGGTACACAGCCGATGCCTTAAGCAATTTCTCCAATTGATCGGTGCTCACTTCAAAGCAAACATCTTCAGAAGGGAGAGTAATGTCTTTCTCAGGAGGAGTAACAATCACGTTAGGATCTGCAAAGAAATACTTAGAACGTGATTTACCTTCACGGATCATCACATATCCATCATTTTGGAAGTCAAGTTCAGGACTAGAGTGCAGACTCAAACCATTAAGGAATTGGTTAAGATCATAGATACCAAAATCCTTCATGAACTCTTCAGTAACAGTTGCCTCTGCAAGGATGTTTTTCATCACACTAATAGTGCGAAGTTTACTACCCTCCTTAAAGAGAATCGATTGGTTGATCGAAGAAAAGTTCTTCAGGACAGAGATAGTTTTATCGGACAGTTTCATAGTATTAGAAGGTCTCAGTTTCACTGGGGGTAGGTTTCACGTTGTGCATTCTTATCGTTGAAATGCATCAGAAGCACAGCATAATGCAGAATCTTCATAATGTCACGACGTGCAGTGCCTTTCTTATCGTAACGAGAGGCATACTTGAGGATGTTGCTGCGACAGAATGCCTCACCATCACCACAAGCTTCAATAAGATCCAAGGTTTGAATCTTATCATCTCCAGCAGAATAGTGCTGGTCATATGTTCTAGTGATATAGTCTTTCAGTTCTTTAATAATTACATCTTCACTATACTTCTGTCTATTATTAGATTCGGATTTTTTATCCATAGTTAGATCAAAGGTAATGTGGTCTTCGCCACCAAGGGAGAGATAATCCATAGGAACTGATTGAGCAGCACCAAAGGTAATCGTATCAGATCCTGATCCCATACAAATGGTATCTTGAGCTGCCATCGGATTACCAGTCAAACTAAATCCATCCTCTTCCCAAAAACTTTGATCTTCTACAAATGGGTTTTCTCTGTTTGGATCATTACGATCATAATCATAATAATACTTTGAATGTTCAGTCATCGTATCGTAAAGTAGACTCCAAGAGTTCGTCATAATTATATCAAATTGTAGGGGTTTCGTCAACGGGCATCACGAAGTCTGCGTCAACTTTATCATACAATTCAAGGAATGCTTGTTTTGTCTCATCATCAAAACGATTTACACAAACTTGAATTGCCTTTGCCTTGTCTCCAAAAATACTGTATGCCTTCACGATATGGACCAAACGACGGGTGCTGATGATCTCCTCAATACCACCATCATAGAAGGTCTTGCGGATGATGTCAGCCCAGTCAGAGAGACGCTTACAGAAATCTGCATCCTCACAAATCTTACCAAGGATCTTCTGTTCTGTGACAGCAGCAGGATACTCTTGCTCAAAGGTCACAGGGAATCGCTCAAGGAATGCTTCGTTGAGCACGTTAGTTCCGATGAATCTTCCATCGTCGGAACCTTTACCTTTGGTATTTGCGGTTGCGAATACTTGGAAACCTTCTGCGGGAGTAACCCATTTGCCAATCTTCTTGAGGAAAACTCCTTTTCCTTCGAGAATAGATTGAAGACAGAGAATTTTGTTTGAGGCAAGGTCGATCTCATCAAGGAGCAGCACAGCACCCCGTTGCAGTGCTTCGATAACTGGTCCGTTGTGCCAAACGGTTTCTCCACCAACAAGACGGAAACCGCCAATAAGATCATCTTCATCGGTTTCTACTGTAATGTTGACTCGGATAAGTTCTCTACCCAATTGAGCACATGCTTGCTCCACAGAGAACGTCTTACCATTACCTGAAAGACCCGTAATGAACGTAGGATAAAATAGATTGGACTTAATAATCTTTTTAACATCAGCGAAGTTACCAAAGCTGACGAAGGTATCATCTTTTGCAGGAATAAGGTTTTGTTCAACGGCAGGCATAGCAGTTGGTGCCTGATAGGTTTGCTCTAGTTTTTCTTGTACGGTCAAGTTCCACTTTCCACGACTAGTTTTGTAATCAGTAAGTTTGTTGGTGACAGTTTGATAGTTCGCACCATTCATAGCACACCAGGCACGAATATCAGCAGCAGCAACAGACTCACCATACAATCCCTGAAGGGAAGTGCGAATGAACTCAGGTGAGAGGGACATGTGGTTTGTTTGAACTGAAGTTATTATAAACGAAAAAGGGAGGTCTCAAACCCCCCGCGTGTCACTTTCCAGACTGTCCATACTTGTATCGCATGGCTTGGAGTAGATATGCCTGACCAAGAGATCTAGGACCATCCTCAAGGATTTTAATCACCTTAGGGTCCTTTTCAGATGCCTTTGCAATTTCTCTCCAATTTTCTTTTGTCATGCTACTAGAGAAATAAATTCACCAAGAACCTTCTTATTTAGTTTCTTAGTCTTAAGAGACTTGATGAATGCAGACTTAATCTTTGCTTTGGTTGCACCATCATCAACTTCAAAGTCTGCATCTTGAGATAGAGAAGCAGCAGATATCGCAAAGTATGCATGATAACCAGAGGTCTTAATAATACAACTCCTCTGCTTTTTCCATTCACTTTGAATCTTACGGAACTCATTAGAATTCTGATCATAATACAATTTCATGAAATGGTTTGCATCGCGACCCTCAAGAACACGAATACCCACAAAATTTACAGACGGAAAGTTATCACGTAGATTCTGTAGCATCAAGTCAGAGAATCCGTGATAACCATAGGGAACCTGGTAGGTATTGCCAGTCTTACGATCCCGAAGGAAAGTAACACCACCAGACAACTGACGAGTTCCCATGTAAGGTTCATCTTCCCAACGACGCTGTACTTCAACATGGCGACAAAGATGATTTGCTTCACCATCGGTCAAGGCAATACACTGAACCTTCTGCAGTTTGTTCTGCTTCTGGAACTGAGGAAGGATCTGGTGAAGACACACAAATGCTTCATTTAGAGGAGTGCCAGACAGACCCAAACGAGTAGGAACAGAATAAGGAGATCCGTAGAAATTACTGAAGGATTTTGCAATACGCCAGATGTTAATCAACTGATGTTCTAGTTGCTTACCATTTGTTTTGCTGGTCAGAAGATTCATCATAGAGAACTGCTCATGAACAGCAAGGAGATTTTCTTTCTTCACATAAGAAGAAGTCCAGTCTGCAGATTTCACAAGTTCATTAGTTTCATAATTGATTTCAGGTTTCTTCCACTCATTCGTGAAAGCATACACCTCAAAAGGAATGGAGACTTTCTTACAGAACCAGATCAGATTATAGAGTTGCTTGATTGTGTCAAGCATCACACGGCTCATAGAACCACTCCAGTCAAGAACAAAGATCAGTCCATGGTTCTTACCATCAGGAATCACAGAGACTTTCCTGAATAGATCTTCGTTGTACTTGTAGGTATGCAGTTTAGAAGTATCAAGAATGCCTGTACGAGCAGTGGTAGCACGGGCATAGGAATCTGCTGCCTTGCGACACTCAAACTCTTTCACCAGATAGTTAACTTCTTTCTGTGCATTACGTTTGAACTTAACAAACTCTTCATCAGCTATCTCAAAAATACCTAGAGAACAGTTATTCTTCTGATGATTAAACCAAGCATCAATATCTTTATGGATATCATCGTTCTTGGCAATAATATACTTCAGATCAACTTTAGGGATCTCCACGTATACATTCTCACGACTATCAGTGTCTACAAGATCTTGCAGATTTGATTCTAGAGCATCAGCAGTCTGCACCTCTGGTTCATCTTTAAGAGGAGCACCAGTCTCTCTACGTGCTGCTTCCTCAAGCATCTCCTCATGAGTCATAAAGTCACCAGCACCCTCTCCAGCAGATTCCTGCTGCTCCTGTACTGGTTCATTTGCAGGTTGTTCAGATTCACCACCCATCTCATTAGGTGGCATAGGCATATCAGTTACTTTCTCTTCTTTTTCTTTCTTACAATAAAGATATAATTCTTCAGCAACTCTTAACGCATCATCAAATGTTTCTACATCTGCGATTTTCTGAATCAATACTTTCTCTTCAGAATCAAAAGAAATATCTACAAAATTACCGACCTTAAAGTATAGATTTGCACGATCAGCAAGATTAAGATCAGCAATACTGCTGTCAGATATAGAGAAAAAGTCTTCTGCTTGTAATTCCTTGTACCCATGGTAGAAAGTTTTTGCTAGTCCGGCATATTTGCGCTTCATCAGTTTCTCAATTCGCGCATCCTCAACCACGTTCACAAACTGGGGAGGAACTGCAACCTTCTCTAACCAGTTCTCATCAGGAGTAAAGAGTGCATGGCCAACCTCATGTCCCACCAGCAGGTCATAGACGGTGTTGCTTGCCTTCTCCCACATAGGAAGGGTCAGGACACGGGTGTGGACGTTGAAGCAAGCGGTCTGCACTTGCTTGTGCTCCACGATCAAGTCTTCAGTAGCAAGCAGTTTAGCAAGTTGGGATTTGATTTCGTGCTTGACTGCCATGGTGGTTTCTCTTGTATGTACCCATAATACTAAACCCCCACCTTTCGGTGAGGGCCCTCAGTGACAGTTTCTTAAGTGTCTATGGTTGGTTATGAAAGAATGCTCCTACAAACTCGTTTACAGGTAGACTGATCATCATCACACTCAATTAAACAGTTATAGTAATCGTTTAAAACATCTGATTCATCCATCGCTTTGTCTAATGTATGATTCAACCGTTCAACGCTTAGTTTCCAACCCGCTAATTGATTGTGTGAAATGAGATTGTGCATAATGTCTCCTAATAATACAATCGAGAAATAACAACGAGACTTTCGTTACATAAGATTCTCTCTCAATTCTATATTATATAGTCAGCGTATGCTAACTTAATGAAGTTAGCGTTATATTTAATATGTTTTATCTATTTTGATACAATACTTCAAAGTCTTTATTATAGGCACCTCTAATATTTACCTCCAAAGCAGGAGACATCTTTAATTTATTTCCTTCATCATGAGATTTTGGATACTCTACCTTATCATCAAACTTTAAATTAATGCCGATGATATCACTTAACCAAACAGCAAACTCATCTCCAATCTTATTTTCAAATTTCCAAATGTGAGTTTGATTGCTCAAGAAATCTACTTGTGGTCGATACCAATTCCATGATCCTTCAAAAGGAAGATTTTGTATCATCGACCCAAACAACATAGGATCTTCCATCTGCGATTGTATATCGTTACCGTATGTTCTCTTTAGATAAATTGAGCCAGAAATAAATCGAGTGAGAGGATTTCTAACAATAGAGAACTGAGGGGTATCTTCTTCTACATTCAAATACTTTTGATAATACTTGCGATGATAGTGTGCTATCTCAATATTATTCACAACAGACATCACGCCTAACCCAGTATCAAGGTGACTATCACCCCAATCAAACCCATTTTCTAACAGATTAGCTTCTACAAATCTTCCTGCTGTTCTAGGAATATGCGCGAAGAATATTTTCTTTCCCGTTTCCTTATGTACAAATGTCGGCATCAAACCATCCTACTAAATCCTTTCACCTTATCAAATCGAATCACATCTGCAAACTTATCGTGCAAAGATTCCTTATGAGAGATAACAAAGATATTCGCATCCTTGATAACGAACCGAATGATCTTTAAAAATTCTTCTGTTCCAAATCCGTCAAGAGAACTGTCAAACACTTCATCCATAATAAGTAGATTTGTATTTACAGAATTCTTCATCCGTGCCACTTCACGCCAAGTGAAGAGTAGGGCCAGGTCGATTCTCATCTTCTCTCCCTCGCTGAAAGAAGAATAAGAAAAATTGTCGTGAATTGGGGACTGGACGGTTTCGTTAAATTCCTCATCAAGAGAGAAGTTAATATAGAAGTCCATAAGTTGCAAGTACTTATTGACTTGCTGATTTATCAGCGGCAAATACTTCTTGATGATTTTAGATTTGACTCCACCGTCTTTAAGTAAACTATACGAAAAATCGTAATAGTTGATCGTGTCCTTACGTTGAACGAGTTCGTCGTATGTAGTTTTTAGATTATCCTTGAAGGTTGCTAACTTGTCATTCTCAGTAGTTCTATTTGCAAGGTTATCGGTAACTCTTTGAATTTCCGATTCCAGATCTCTGACCTGTCGTTGACATCCAGCGATCTTAATATTGTTTTGAGAAATGCCATGTGTTAGGGTAGTAATCTCCTTCGATAGAGTGGTGAATTGACGCTCTCGCTCTTCTTCCTTATTAATCGCCTGTTCCAGTTCTTTATAACCGGATTGCAACTCTTTTGCTTTATTTTGAGCGTCGGTAATTCTATTTATTCTGAAGGTCTCTTCAATCGCTTGATCACAGGTAGGACAAACCGTATTTTGTGTGAAGAATTTATGCTCCTTCGTAATCGTCGCTACCTTATTAGAGATCTTACCTTTCAGATTACCCAGTGTACGGAGTTTCTCTGTAGCTCCAGAATACTTTTCAAGTTTCTTTTCAAGAGAAATGAGTTCCTCATTCAGTCTCTCGCCATGATTCATCAAATTGTTCTCTTCATTCAAGATATAACCAATATTCTTTTCTTTGATGGCAATATCTTCCTGACTCTTATTCTCAATCTCTTCAATAAAGTTAGTTTGCATCTTAACTTTATCGCTCAAAGATTCTTTCTTAAGATCTAAAACTTTAATATCCTCTTTGACCTGACGAATCTTATCCTTCATCAGATTATTCATAGAGGAGAAGATACGAATATCAAGAAGATCCTCAATCACATCTCTACGATTTGTAGCAGTCAGTTGCATAAAAGGAACAAACGTGCTACTACCAAGAATTACAATTTGAGTAAAAGATTTATAGTTCATCTTGATGACGTTTTGCTCAAACCACTTCTGCTGATCAAGTGCAGCTGCAGACTGATCTAGAAGAGTGCCATCACGATGCACCTCAAAAACATTTGGTTTGATACCACGAACAACTTTCCAATTAGTATTCCCAATAGAAAACTCTACCTCAACAATACAGTCCTTCTCGTTGACTGAATTGACTAGTTGAGGTTTGTTGATTTTACGAAATGGTTTCCCAAACAGAGAAAAGGTGAGAGCATCAAGTAAAGTGCTCTTGCCAGCTCCATTAGTTCCAATAATCAGATTTGTTGGGTGTTGTGTAAATCCTATCTCAGTATACTGATTACCAGTGGATAGAAAATTTTTCCAACGAATTTTCTCAAATAAAATCATGTGTAGTTTCGGGAGGAATTACAAGATCGTTTTCAGTTATGATTGCATACTTATAGTCATGCAACTCGCAAGTTTTAATCATTATATCATCTTCAATTTCTATGACATGCATTTCTGGACTTCCACCGTCCTCCAACATCATAGCATACCTCATCGCATCGTCTTCGCCTTTGAACAAATATAAAATTTGATCACCTTCCTCATCAGTTACCGAATATGCGCCATCCGTTTCTTTTCCATAAATTGTTAAAATATACATCTCAAATCAACTCACATGCCTCTTGATAAGTTTGTCTCATAATATTTTGTACTCTAGACTTATCAAGTTCAATTTCTGCCTCCTCGATGTACCTATTCAAAATAGAGATAGTATCTTCAGATTCAAAAACTTCAAACTCTTCAGGATCGTTTAAATCAAAGTTTTCTACAATTTTAATATCTGCAGCTACATCAGTAATTTTATCAACAAACTTCTCAAAGTTCTTTGTATTAGTTTTTTTGCGAACAATAACCTTTACAATTTTATTTTCATACTCACTCGCATCAAAGAGTTGATGTGGAGTATCTTCGTAGTAGATATTGTAGAAGATGCGATAAGGATTATCTACGTGAAAATGTTCAAGAGTTTCTGTATCAAAGATGGAGAATCCTCTCCGATCATCGACATCGTTCCAGAACATCTCATAGGGATTGCCCAAGTAATAGATTCGTCCATCATCCGATCGAGTGTGATAGTGACCGGAGAAGACCTTCTCGAACTCTGAATATAGTTCGCTTGCATGACCATGATCCATGACGCACCCTCTATGAGCTCTAAATCCGTTGAGCTCAAGGTGCCCCATCGCACACTTGCAAGTTGAACCTTTAATGAGTTTAAAAGTGCTTTCTTCATTTTCTTTATTGATCCACGGAATAAACAATACCTTCAGTTTATCCAGTTTAACTTCAACAGTTTCAGAGTAAACAATTACATTACTATATTCACGAAGCAGAAGATCAACTGCATTTACTTCATTAGTATTTTTGTAATATGCTGTATGATTACCTACAATAGTATGGATTTTAATGCCCATACTTTTAAGGCGATCATAATAATTATCTTTTGCCCATGCTAGAGCAGAAAAATCAATACCTTTACGACTGTCAAAAGTATCACCCATATCAACGATGGTAGTGATGCCATTCTCTTCTAGATATGGAAAAAAGACATCATTATAAAACTTTAGAAAGTAATCATGAAACAACTTTGAATTCTTACGAGCCCCAAAGTGTTGATCGGTGATGATTGCAATTTTCATTCGTAAAGATGAGAAAGGTGAGGCATACAAATTACAAAGTTTGAGGACAACGTTATTCTTTTGTGTTCAAACTTATGTATTGGAACATGATGATGAATGTGAGAAGGAAACAAAACATATTTACCTTCTTCTGGTTCTACCTTTTCGTTGAAATCAGAAAAGACGAGTGGAGAATCGTACCATTTTGCCTTTAAAAAATATACTAAAGAAATTGAATTTGGAATGTGATGATGGGATTGTGCATAATCACCTTTAGTGTATACATTTCCCCAAAATTCATTTTGAACAACATTTGCTTTCTCTCCTTCTATTCCTAGAGGATTAAAATGTTTATCAACTTCTTTAGTAATAAATTTTTTAAAATTTATCACCTCAGGGTGATCTGGTAGATAATTCCAAACGGTATGAATCGTAGCTTTGACATTAGTATGTCCTACTGTGATTGTTTCGTTTTCTAGTATTGGTTTTAATTCTTCAGCAAAACTTTTTGCATCAGGGTAATTACCAACTACAACGTCGCAGTAAGACCTTACTTTCATTAACCACGCAGTTTGGAATGAACGTTATCTTTGATTTGATTGTAGTCGGAATAGTTTGATCCGTCAAGGGTATTGTTATCATCAAACACCTCACTGTACCCAGACTTTTCAATAATCTTATTCTTGATTTCTAACTGTCTTTTCTCTCGCTGAATACGACGCAGAAAAGCGTAATGAATAATCTGAGTGAAATACGCAAAGGGATTCTGGGATTTCTCTGGGTTAAAGTTATGTATGTACTGAACACAGTTCTCAATTCCGTCAGAGATCATGTCCTCTTTGAACATGTAGTTGACGAAGTTTGGTTTGAATGATAGATGATTTGCAATCTTCAAGAAACACTCACCAATATAGCGTGGAATTGGTGGTTTTGTATCCCATCTTGTAGCACGATCAGCTTTCTCAGGAATTCTACCATACTTCTTAATGAATGCATTTTCAACATCATTACGATATTCAATCAGTGCGGCGAGAAATTCCTTATTGTTAACGTAGTGTTCAGACCTTTTTCGTTTGGTCATATTTGGTATCATAAGTTTATCTCATAATATGTATAGATTATATCACCTTAGTGCCAAAGTGACAAGAGGACTTGACACATTTCAAATACCAGATAGAATACCTTTGTGGGGTTTGATAAGGAGGCTATATTACTCTTGAGTTTTGTTATAGATCTTCTCTAGGATTTCTTTTACATCATTTACATTTCCTAGACGACCCATCTTACGATCGATGATTGATTGATTTGTTGAGTTTTTATTAGATTCAGATGATCGAATGTAATCTTGGTACATCATAATCATATCAATATCAGATGATTCTGATAGAGTAAGTACGTCAGATAGATTAACAATAAACATATCATCAGTGGTTGTCTTTAACCATGGTTCAATTTTGTATCCTACTACTCCCATTCTTCCTTTAATTTCATTTACGATGATAGGATGAGAAACCAAAAGCATGGTTCTATCCTCCTCTTCGGAAGCAGCTATTTTGGCAAAGATTTCTTCACCTGATTTTAATTTAACTGTGCAGTAAAAATCGTCTTCTATCATATCTTTAATTGAATAGTGATTATTTCATAGTTAAAGTTTTCTTCATTATATGTTTTAATTCTTTCTATAAAATGATTGAGTGTGTAGTTTCTTCTGTTTTTTGTAGAGCAATCATCTGATATATCATACAGAGTTGCTTTTACTTTATCTTTTCCTTTTCTAAGAACTCGTCCAATACTTTGAAGATTGCGGATTCTGGACTTACTTGGAGAGGCAAAGATAACATTATGGAGTTTTTTAATATTGATACCTGTACTAAAAGTTCCATAGGAGGCAACGATGATAGCGTTGTTTTCTCGTTCTGTAATCTCTCTTACTAATTCCCTCTCTTCTGCATCTATGCCACCATGTACAAAAAATACCTTACGGTCATCTCGCTTGTCTTTATTTATCTGATCGTAGAGTACCTGTCCATGAGCTTCAACTCTTGCATAAAGGATAAGTGAATTGCCTTTTAGATCTAATGCAAGATTTTTAATAAACCTATTACGTTGTTCGTGAGAGATAAGATATTCAATCTCATCGTTGTATGTTTCAAACGTCTGTGGCGCATGTTTAAGAACAAGGCACTGAATATCTAACTGAGATAAATGTCCCTGTCTCATCAACTCATCAGTTCTTGTTACTTTATATGATGGTCCAAACAGTCCCTCTAACACCCACTTGTGCGTCTGTGTGCCATCTAAAGTTCCAGTAAATCCAAATCTATACTTTGCATGATGCAACTTGGTCATGATCTGTATTAGTGACTTAGACTTGAATAAATGTGCTTCATCACCGATCACAACTTCAAATCTTTCAAACCAACTTCTTTCTAACTTATAGATAGATTGCCATGTTGTTATGACAATTGGACGAGTATCATTCTTCTCACGACCACTATAGATTTTATGGCAGTGGGTCTCAACGTCCCAGCCATATTCCTCAAAGTCCTTATACATCTGCTCTACCAGACTGGTCGTGGGAACAACTACCAGAATATTTTTCCCATGCTCAGCGTAATATCTTGCTAATGAATAAATCATCAGAGATTTGCCTGACGCAGTGGGAGATATCAATAGTCTTCGGTTGTGTTTTAGAGCATCGAATACTCCCTCGACTTGGTATTGTCGTGGCTCGTGGACCGAAATAGATTTTATATAATCCTTTACTCCCTCAAAAGAAATAAATTCATTCTCCTCATAAGGAGTTCCGTAGAATTTATTATCTTCAAACTTGTAACTGTATCCGTAGTTCTCACAGAAAGATACAATCTTATCTAACAGACCGACATAGATTTGCTTGGAACGCATATCAAAGAGATGTATCTCTCCGTTCCAGTTTCTACCACGATACTGTGGCATAAATTTTGCATTAGGAACCTCAAACTTAAAGTGATCTCTAAGTTCATATTCTATATGAGGTTCAGTATTAATTTTAAGAAATACTTCGTTGGATTTTGATATAACAAGATTTACACTAGTGTCAATCACGTAGATCCATTCATCTACGAATATTTATTACATATTGCTAAACCTATGTTCTAGCATGATTCTATAGAAGTGATCACGCATAGCAAATAAATCTTCTTGCTCATGTGGAGGACCACCGGACCATTTTTGACAGGCCTGCGATAACCCAGTATGGATAATACGAACTGCTTGAATTGGCAGTTCTAATTGATAATACTGCTCTTCGTTTTCCATCTGATTATTTAGTGTTTTGTATCCATGTTTTGAAACTTGATAAATCCCACTGACCATATTTTTCAGGAACAGATTCATTATCTATCAAAGACCATACAGATTCCATAGATCTATTGCTACACACGTTGACTAATGCATCAAATAAAGTATCATCAAACTCTAATGAGGTTGCATAGTCCCAAAAAGGGGTGTTATATTTAGATCCAGACTGATACAACCATAGTAAATAATTTTGGATTTTAATTATGTACGAAAATATTTCATCATACGTTTGCTTCTTAGACATTCCTCCTAACATATAACTCAAATATCTGTTAGTTGCCTGTACATATGCTGGATTTGAGTTTGCTTCTAAAGGTTCTATAAACATTAATTTATTACCATTTAAAAAAATTCTATCGTCAATTATAAATTGATTGGATATGTAATTTGAAAAATTTAAATTATCAGTAGAATCAATTCCAAATATATCTCTAAAGTTTTCTCTTGCTTGCTCTACTGTTGTTATATCTTTATTGAAGAGATATCCATGAGAAACAGAATCTATATTTGGAATTCTGAAACACCATCCATCTGGAGTAGCAACACAATCTGTCCAGTGAAGGTTATCTTCTTTTTCAGATCTACCCAGCAATACAGAGTTAATCGGATTAGTTAGCGTGGTATAGTTATCGAAAGATGTTGGTTTACCAGAACAATCAATAATGTAATCCGAATCTACATCATTATAATCTTTTATATTTTTTTCTATTACTTTAAATTTGTTTGACGAAAGAATAAACTCTCTAAACTTATTTACATCATAGTGCGCTGCAGAATAACCCATACCAAAAGGATGAAAGAATTTGTCTTTCTTCTTTCCCCAGTTTTTATACATAATTCCATGCTTTATCGTGGCTTCAAATGGATTGTCTGCCCAATCAACATCAAAGACTGTAGATAATAAATTCATTATTCCAGGAACAGTTCCTTGCCCCACCTTCTCTGGCGGTACATTAGGATCATGAATAAGTTCTACTTCCCAATCAGGTCTATTAACAAATGCATAATATCCTTGAACTGCGGAGAGTAAACCAGCAGATCCTGCACCTATGATGGATAATTTTTTCATCCCAATCCTGAATTAAATCTCATAAACTCTATTGCGTTTTTGATTTGATATGTGCGATTAGTAATTTGTTTTAGAATACTTTCGATGTATACTAACATCGTATCATAGTAGTCTATTTTCAAACATACTGTAGACAATTTTTCGTCAGCGTCAAGATACTTTTGCATCGTATCTTTGTCACGAATTTTTTTGGGAAAAGGATTATCTATGTACACATCAGGGTCAGCTTTACCACTGAAGTATTCATATCGTTCGTGTCTGATATTCTTTCTTTGTTGCTCTGCTTTCTTTCTCATAAGAAAGATGGTATTATATAATTCAAAGTACTTCGCATGGAGGGTGGGAACATTTGTGGACTCTGTATGGAGGTTATCCATATCAATCTTAGAATCTTTTTCCCACATTCCTTGAAGTGCATCAAGGTCGATCATAAAGGATTGCCACTCATATCTATTATATCATAGATAGTATACTTGAAACTTACGTCTGCTGTAAAGTACTCGATATCTGTATCAGTTGCATCAAAAGTAACAGTTGATAGTGTATATGGAAATACATCTTTAAAAGTAACTTGAAATTTAGGAACAAGGTTATTGCTGAGGATTTGTAGTGTAGCATCTGAATAGATGTTTAATCCTTCTCTGGTGTATGCTCCACCAACATCACCCCTTCCAAGTCTTTGAAAATCTCTAATATCTTTTTCTGATTCTGGATAACCAAGTCCACGGATCCACTTTTGCAGTTCCATATAGTTTGTAAGATCCTCATCAACCAAGAATCTTAGTGTTAAATCTCCAAACTGAATCTTATCTCCAGGGACATCAACGTCCTTGAGGTAAGATGGTTGAACTGCAATACCAAGATCCAGAGATGGTATGTTTGCCTGATTACAGAAGAAAGCAACCCCTGGACTTCTCTTAAGAGCAAATTTAAATCCAGTGGGTGATAGAAAGTTCCTATTTAAAATAGGAGTTCCAAATCTAGTGTCAGATATACCGTCTCTAGCAGCCATAATTATTCACTAACAATAGTGGCGTTGGCAAAATGCTTCGGAGTGTAAGTTACACCATTCTTGGTAACAGTGGTTGCTTTATCCGCATTAGCATCTGCTTCGTTTACATAGACTTTTCTGTCATCGTACAGATCGGTCCAAGCATTACCACCCTTATAATATACATCACCAATAGTTGGATTCAAAACGCTTGAGGTTTTAATATGAAAAGGCATCTTACTTAGTTCTCTACATGCTTATTTAGACAAAAAAAGAGGGTCCGAAGACCCTCCAGTATAACCTTGTGAAAATGGATCACATAAGGTTCTTGACAGTAACGCGACGGTAGTAGCGGTTGCTGTTGCTCGTAAGAGCACCAGATCCCTGGGAAGTACCCTGTGCAAATGGGTTTGCGATGATACCGTAGCGGGTCTTGAATCCAATTTTTGGTTGGAAGCTGTTCTCGCCAACGGCACGAACCATCTGAAGGGGAACGTATGGGCAGTAGAACATACCTGCGTCGTAAGGTGAAGAACCTTTGTAACCAACAACGTAGTATTGGTTAGCAGCGACGTTTGCCGAATAAGGATCGATGTATACACGATACTTACCTTGGAGAACACCAGCGAAGGTGTTACCGGTGTCATCAACGTTCAGGTTAGCGTTGAGTGCAGGGGTGTAATCGAGCACACCAGCCATGGTCAGTGCAGACGCTACGTCAGCAGAACACATGATGATGTTGCCCTTCCCGCGACGAGTTCTTTGTGCGATTGCGTTCGCATCTCTCTCGATTTGGAAAAGAAGACCCTTGAACTTCTCAACAGACCAACGTCCGTTGGAGTCGATGTCCAGGTCAAACTCACCAGCAGTAGCGGTGTTAGCAGCAGCACCTGGTTCAGCAACCTTATAGATGGTTCTGATGACTTCTCTGTTGATTTCCGCAAGGATTTCAGTAGAGAGGATGTTAGCAAGTTCTGCTTCAGCGTTCAGACCGTGGATTGCCTTAAGGTCTTGTGCCAGTTCCAAGGAGTACTCTGCTTTGAGTGCTCTGGACTTAGCGGTTACAGTGACTTTCTCGATCGAGAATGCCATCTGGTTGAATGCGTTAGCACCTGTTCCGTCGAGTGATTCGGCGGAGTCGGTACGCATACCCTGACCGACGTTGTATGCAGTCTTATCTGCACTACCGGTTGGGTTAAGGACTGAAGGGTTAGTACCTGTCTGTGAAGTAGTACCTAAACCAGCAGCAGCACCACTGAAACCATTAGCATCATCAAGACCCTTAGGTTGTCCAGAGAATGCGGTATCTGCTTCATCGAAGAATGCTTCGGTGCCAGACTGGTTGGTGTAGCGGGAACGCATCGCGAAGATGAGTCCAGTAGGTCCACTCATAGGTTGGACGCCAGCCAGGTCATATGCGACCAAGTTAGGCATGGAGCGTCTGATCAAGGAGATCAGTACGGGGTCGAAACCAGCAACAGGTCCTGTTGCGGTTGCGGAACCGGTGAATCCACCGTTTCCTACTTGGTTGGTTGGTTGCTCAGTAAGCATTCCACCTTGCTCGAAGGAGGATTGCTCACGGAGGAATTTTTCTTGGTTTTCTAACAGGACTGCGGTCACTGCTCTCTTGTGATTGTCTTTGATTGAATCAAGACCCTCATGATTGAGGAGAGGTGCCCACTTTTCCTGCAGATGTTCAGATTGGAACATTTGCTTTAAAGGGTAATGTTTACGTTTGATTTAATGTTAAATTCAGTTGTTCTTGCTAAAAGAACCGAGAGTTCTCAGGTATGCAGCCATGGTATCAGAGTGAGACTCTGATCCAGAGTGATCTACACCCTCAGAGAGGGTTTCGGTCTTAGCAGCGGAAGACTCTTTCCTGGAGTTGAAATACGACTCCTTGAGTGTTTCCAGCTTTTCACGATATTGTGCTTCACTTTCAAACTCTACACTTTCGGAAAGTGAGGCGAGCTTCTCTTTCTGAGTCTGCGCTAGACCTTCAGAGACTTGATCCAGGATTCCATCAGCAGTTGCCTCTGAGAGACGACCGTTGAGGGAGATATTCTTCTCAATTTGCTCGTTGAGTTTTGTCTCCATATCATCTAATTTTTCTACCATGCTCTCAAGCACATCATACTTATCTTCAGGAATTGATACATAATGTTCTTCAAAAAGACCCTTCATTCCTTCAAGGAATGATTCGGTCATCTCAGTCTTGAGACCGGCTTCTACTGCGAGTGCGTTTTCTTCAAACCACTCGTCAGCAACATACTCAAGATAAGAATCAACACGTTCAGCGAGTGACTCTTTTGCTGCTTCGATTTCCTCAGCGAGCTTATCTTGGTATTGTGCTTCTAGTCCTTCTTTGACTTCAGCAACCTTTGCATTAATTGCTGCTTCAAAGATGGTTTTTGCTTTGTTTTTGAACTCTTCAGAGAGATCTTCGCCACCGAGGAGAGCGTTAACGTCCTCTTCGATGTCGTATTCTGCAGTTTTTTCTACGGATTCTTCCTCAGCGACAACATCTTCAGTGGAAACTTCTTCCTCTTCGATGGTCTCTTCGGTGGAGAGTTCTTCTTCTTCCTTCATACCTTTCATGGGGTCTGCAGCTTTTGCTCCTTTAGTTACTACATCCTTAACTTGCTTAAGGGTTCCTCCTGGAGTCTTCAGCTTAGCTGAATCATCATCGGGTTTGTAGTTTTCTGGGGTAGGACCACCAAGATCCTCCACACCTGCTAACTGAGTACCTGGATCTCCCATTTTAGGCATGGGATCGGCAGGTTTTGCCCCAGCATTAACAGCGGTGCGGGATTGCTGTGTCTTTACTTCCATTTCTTGTAATTTTTTGCCACGAGACATTTTAACTCTCCGTTTGTTTCCGTATTAAAACTATATTTATTTATAAAACTAAAGATTCGCAAGGAAATCATTAAATAAATTTAACTTTTTCTCGTCAAGTTGTTTCTGAGTTACAAGAGTGTTGATTTCTCTGTAAGTTTTTTCTACATACTTCTCACGAAGAATGCCTCCATCCCATACCCAATCCTTACCTTCCATAATGCCTTCAACGAAAGCATCAGGTGCAGAAGGATCAGCAACGATATCAGCAGCAGTTGCTAACATAAAATCGTCACCGACTATGTTAACACCCTCACGGGTCTGCTTTAATGAACCAATACCACGAGATGAAACACCGAGTTTTACGCCATCTTCTATCAAAGCAGATGCAATTTTACCCATAGGTGTATTTAAAATCTTTGCTTTTCCAACAAAGTTGGATCCACTCTCTTTCAGAGATACGATTTTATGGGAGACTCTATCGAGATTAACGGTAGGACCATCAGGATGACCAAGTTCACCGAGTGCTCTACCAGACTGAACATTCGACTCATTATAACGACCAACCTCACGGCGTAGAGTTTCCATAGGATACATACGACCATTACGGTTCTTGATGTTACCCTGAAGGAAAACTCCCTCAATATACATAGATTTCTTGCCGTTCTTTTGTTCGACAAGAAACTCTACTGATTCTATTTCTTCCCTGATAAGTTTCATTTGATTAACCTGTGAATCCTACTTTTGCAGCTCTTAAAGTTCCTGTACCATAACAAACATCGGTTGATTTTTTTTCAACATATTCAACAGTTCCATCTGGAACAGTTATAAAGTTAGTAGTGGCAGCACCAACAACGGTACATACTCCGATGGTTCCACTGCTCCCAGAAACATTAACAACTCTGATCACAGTTGCCTGTGTAAAAGAAGTTGCTGATCCCGCTACAGTTGGAACTGCAATCTCATTACCAAGTACTAATGCTCTGGTAGCCATTTTCTTATAAATTCCTAATATGAGTTATTTATAATTATCAGACACCATCTGTGGTTTCAATAGATTCATCATCAACTTCGATCTCGGTTTCGACTTCAATATCTTCTCCACCAAAAGAAGCATTAGCTACCATAGGGCGAAATGCATCAACTCTCTCAGCTGATTTTGCATAAAGAACATCTTTAAGTGCATCACTGATTTGAGATGGTGACTCATCCGCAATAATCATATCTAAAAGGTCATCCATTTAATTGTATAGTAAACAACTAGATATATTTATATTTCACCACCCTTGGGCATCTCTGGTGCTTCAGTCGAAGATCCATCAATATCAGGTTCCATTTGAGGTTTTCCTAAATCCATAGTTGCTGCATCCAAAGGTTGCCCAGTTTCAGGATCTACAGGTATACTTGGATCAGGAATGATACCTTTTTTGATTTCATCCTCAATCAATTTATCCTGTTCAATAATTTCCACATCAGTTTGACGCAGAATCTTACGGCGAACATAATCTTGTGAGTAATACTTACCAATATATGGTTCTGCAGTTGCAGCTAGAGTCAATCTTTCATTCATCAACTCTGCTTCTTTCAGTTCAGAGAAGTGATTATCATAAAGGAAATCATACTGAATATGCTCACTCATAACCTCCCAATCTTCAGGAGTAATTACATTCTTTAGGATCAATTGGGTCTTCAGCATGTCATTAAACATGTTGGAGAATCTCTTTCTTAAACGAGAAACAAACTTGGTGAACTTAAGTTCATCTCTTAAGATCTCAGAAGATCTCCCCAAGTTAAACCCACCTTCTCCATCCATTCTAGATGGAGGGACGTTAAGTGAACGGTAGAGTTTCTTTTTAAAATACTCAATATCAGTGATTTCGCCCAGGTTTTGTCCGCCAGGGAGAGTGGTGATTTCAGTTCCTCTTCCACCCTCACGCCTGGGAAGCCAGAAGTCTTCAAGCATCGCCATGGATTTTTTGTCATCACGGATTTCTCCTGTGTTTGCATCGTATACTAGTTTGTTGCGATAACGCATCATCACATCACGTAGATATTGCTCTGCCTTCATCTTAGGCAGATTACCAACATCGATGTAAAAGATTCTACGCTCTGGAGCACGGGACAATCTATAGATGACCAGTGAATCCTCAATCATTCTAAGTTGATTGATGGATTTAATGGCTTTATGAAGATACGAAAGCGTTGATCCTTTGTTACGATCTACAAGACCAGATGTACAATACGTGATTGCATCTCTTGCAATTTTAATTCCTTGACTTGCACCGGTTGCTGATGGGTTGCCAGTTGGATATTGAGATTTTGGATTATAGATGAAATATTCTTCGATCTCAGGAAAGTCATAATCCATAGGATCATTACTTCTAAGATTTACTAATTGATTATTTTTTCCATCGTTTGGTTTCTTCTTTTGCTGCCTTACATAACGCATCTTCATAGCGTCAATATAACGCAACTCTTGAATACCGTCTTCGGGTTTCTTTAAGTCGATAATTTTATGATAGTAAATACGCCCGTCAATATACCAGTTTCTATAAATTTCGTGCGCTTTTTTATCAAAATCTAAAAGATCAAGAATGTACTTAAACTCTTTACGAATCTTGCTCTTAATACCATCACTAGCATTAAGATTTGAAAGTTCAATCTCTACTGGACTATCGTTGGAGTCTGAAACAACAGCTTCGTTAACAATATCTTCAATAGCACTATCCGTCTCTGGATGAAGTGCCATTTCACGATATCTTTTGATGAGATCAAATTCAGTGCGATATACACCTTCGATGTCTACATAAGAACCAAAAAAACCACTACTCATGTAGTGGTCAGACCCATCCTCATTATTAGGAGGAACGGGACTGACCGCTGATGGAGATAGTGGTTCTGTGTCCTCTATCGAGAACCCAAATAACTTACCCGACATTATTACAAATTTATTTGGCCCTACTATTTAGGGACAAAATTATCAACCACCTGCGCCAGGAGCTCCGTCAATTGTATCATTAACACCCTTAGGTGCCCAATAATCGACTTGGAATTCAACAGTGAATTCTTCAATCGTATCAGCAGTATCGTATGAAAGGTCGATAGCACTGATATTAGTTGGGAAAATACCGAAGAAGTCATAGGTGTATGCTGCTTCCAGACCAGAGTCAGATGTCTGACCTAAGTTAGAAGACTTTCTCTTCAACTGGGTAACAGTTGCGGTTGACTTATATGCCTGTGGATCTGCTTCACCAGATGCGTCAGCATATTGTGCAATAGCCTGCATCCAGTTTTGGAATGCAGTTCTAAGGTTGAAGTCAGTGTCGTTAATAACTGTAACTGTCCAGGTGTCGAATGTACGATCACCTGCAACCTTCATGATTCTTCCTCTGAAAGGAACGTCGATTGAAGCAACGTTCGATGCAGGAAGTTGAGCTGCTTTTACAAGAACTCTTGAATCTAACTGGGAGTCACTTCCAATATATTTGAAGAGACTGTTCTCAGGAATGTCAACCTCAAATAGATTGGGGCGTGCGCCGCCCCCATTAAGAGACTTCCTGATATCAGCGATTGTGTTGTACTGGGCCATTTTTTGATCCTCCTTTTGTTATTTAGATATCGTGATCAAACTCTACCAACTACTTCCTCAAAACTGACGCCAGTTCTAGTGGCGACAAATGTGAGGGTGACGTAGTTGATGGACTTAGCAGGCTTCAGGAAGATGTCTGCTCTGAATTCATTATTGTCAATAACATCTGGAGTGTTGTTGGTGGTATCACAAACAACCAGGAATCCGTAGAGACCTCTCTTCGCTTGGATATCGCGGAGATATGGTTCGACGATGTTTCTGAAGTTTGCTCTTGTGATATCATCATTCAGTTCAAAGAGTTGTGCTTGTGCTGCTCTCTCCAGGGCTTGCTCAACAGTGAGGAACAAGCGACGAACGTTGATTCTGTCAAAGGCGGATGCGTAACCAAGTGCGGTCTTATCTCCGAAGAGGATCGTTCCGACACCGGGTGTTGTGACGAAAGAGTTAATTCTCTGTGGATAGAGACGATCTCTTTGTGCCTTGGTTGGATTGTATGCCAGTTTAACAGCGTTATTGATAACGCCGCGTTGCTGACCTGCGGGCGAGAACCATGGGAATGCTGTGATTCCAGTTCTACAAATCATTCCAGCAACGTCTCCGTTAGCAGGGACATAGCGGAACTGATTGTTGAATCTATCATATTGATACTTATAACCTGAGTCAAATGCCGCGTAGGAGGAAGACGTGAGGGTTGTAAAGTAATCAATCAGATTATCGGTTTGAGTGTTTGTGTTAGTAACACCAACCAGATCTCCTCTGTGTGGTCCGATGAGAGCCATGCAGTCCTTTCTGCCAGTAGCAAGTGCAATCAGTTTGTTTGCTTTTGCTTGAGACTGTTCCTTAGTAGAACATCCAGGACCCATGATCAGATAATCAACTTCGATCTCATCTTTGTTCTCGAAGAGGTTGTAGGAAGTGATCAAACTTGCGAGAGATGCACTCATTCCACCAGTTGCGGAATAATCTTTTCCTCCACCGAAGGTGTAAGAAACATTTCCAAGTGCGGAATACGTTGTGTTCTGTGCATCGAGACCGAACAGACCGTCTGCTGTCGTAACTGCAGTGAAGTCAGTTGAGAATCCGGTTGCTCTTGGATTGGTTAAGTAGTATGCATCAAATGCTTCAGATGGGTTAGCACCCGCATAAATGTTATCAGAGAAGTCTTGAAGGTAATCCTTGTAGTAGATTCTCTGAGGAGCGTTGACGTTAGAGATTGCATCTCCAGCCTTAGAAAGGTTGACGTGCTTCTCAATCAAGTTACCCTTGATTCCTGTGATTGATCCCTTATCGTCAACTACAACGATGTGAATACCATCATTATATCCGTTTCTATCGGAAACATAGATATTAGTTGTAGGTCTTGGAGCAATTGACTTCCAAGAAATCGTTGCGTTGGTAAGATTAAGAGTTTGTTGATCATACCAGTCAACTGAGGTTCCAGGAGTCATAGCGCCAGCGCCAGGGCCCGTGCTATTAACACCAGTATTAGCAACGAAGTTCAGTGCAACAGATGTTCCAAATGATGCACCACCAAAACCTTCTTGATATTCGATCTTTGTTTCAGTTGAACCACCACCGACTGTTTCTACGCGAGAAACAATTTTGACATCTACCTTACTGTCTCCCCCTGTTGCATCTGTGGTAAGACCAACAACGATACCTTTCAGGAATCCAGTGAATCCAGAAGTTGTACCAGCACCAGGAATAACCTGATTATCAAGAGATGCAGTAACACCGAATCCGATAGTTGCGCCGATGTTTGCAAGACTTGTGGTTGCGATACCAACAGTCTGATCTGCAAAGTCATCGATGTAGCAAACCTTCAGTCCGTTACCCCAGGTTCCAGGGTTCTTTGCTGCATATGTGAACGATGTATCAGATTCCTTATGATTTTCCTGATAATCATCGTAGTTGTTAATTTTAAGTGTGGTAGTTGATGCAATACCAACACCTGCGTTTGCGTTCACCATTAAGGTGTCGCTCGTATTTCCTGTTCTTACTACCTTTAGAATTCCCCCATAAGAGAGGTAATTGGCAGCACTCATCCAATACTCATATTGAGTGTCAGTTGAAAGAGGCTTACCGAAGGTTGCAATCAGTTCTTGCTCAGTAGTAATATCAATTGGTTCATCAACAGGTCCAATTCTGAATGGTCCAGCAATTGCACCTATGTTATCTAAGACATTATCAGCTCTCCCTACTGTAAGGTCAACTTCCCTGACTAGTACGCCAGGAGATAATTGAGGAGTCGCCATGTTTCTCTCCGTGGATCTCAGTGTATCTCAAAATATTTATTAAAAAGAGTGTTTTCACAGGGGAAACGTGACGTGAACTACCAATCTGGGTATTCCCATCGATTGTCTGATCTTTTGTTTGCCATGATTCTTTTTATTGTACAGTCTTTACATTCATAAGAATATGATGAGGCAACTGGTCCTCTATCCTTTCTTGTTCTATAAAAATCTTCTACTAAATTTTTTATCTCACCACACGATCTACATTTTCTATCTTGCAAAAGAAGATGTCCAAGTTTTATCTGACCATCTAAATCCATTAAGAAAGGTATTCCCACATAAATGATCTATCTCCATATTCATCTGCTTTAAACCATCTATCATTACCATCAGAGAAACTCTCATCGTCTAAACCATCATCTATAAATCCAAATGGAGCCATGTCCTGTTCAATTTGATTCTTTTGTTCTTCATATAATCTTTTACGAACATCTTGGTCTGTCAGTTCTTTGAAGTAGTCCATCTGGACTAACCATGCATAAATGACAAGACACATCGCTAAGTCATCATTACAACCTTCTTCTGCTTCAAATGAATTATGCTTTGAGATGAATGTTGTTAACTCGGAAATAATCTCATAGTCATTAAAGATAAGTTTATTTTCTTCAATAAGAGTCTTGAGATTAAGTGATCCAACTTTTTTTACAGTCTTGGACATTTTGACGCCAAGTTGTGTTTTCTTACCGGAGAATCCCTGTCCAACAATCTGACCTGCTCTACCTCTCATAGAACACATCAATAGGTTCTGATATTCCAAATCATATTGAAGAATACTTGCAACTTGATCTCCAATATCATTTACCTCACATAAGATAAAGGCACTATTATAACTCTTTGCTACTTCATAGATGATATTGGGAAATAACATCGGTTTAATATCATTATTTCTATATTTTGCTACGACTCTATGAGGAAACTCTGTGATATCAACAACAACAAATGCAGAGTAGTCTTCTCCAACTCCTCTTGCAACGTCAACTGTCATCACATAATCATGCTTCTCTTGAGATGGTTCATATACATCTAATCCAGCATTCTTTTTGATTGGATTATCATAGATAAGAGTCCTCAATTTACTTGGTGCAATCAGTGTATCAACTGATCCTAGGAACTCACATTCAAACTCAACTTTAAACTGTGCTTCTGAAGTGTTTTTAATAGTGGTCTTTTTCCACTTTTCATCCCTACCTGGAACTTCTGACCAGTGGACATCTGTGGGAATGTAATCATTTTTACTCTTTTCTGCATCATGCCACAAACGGTAGAAGTGATTCATACCATGTGGGGTGGATACGATAATTACTTTGGTGTTTTTACCAGAAGTAATAGTAGGATAAACAGATGCAAAGAACGAGTCTGCAACATGGTTTGGAACGAATGCGAATTCGTCGAGGAAGAGAATGTTAAACGACATGCCTCGGACAGCACTTGCAGACGTAGAAGCTGCCAATATCTTACTGCCATTTTCTAACTCCAGAGATCCTTTGTTCCATGCAATAATACCCTGCTGCATCCATTTGGGCAAGTTCTCATATGCAGTCTGTAACCTTCCTAGAAGTTCTCTAGCAGTTGCTGCTTTGTTTGCAAGGATACCAATATTAACACTATCGTTGAATACTGCATAGTGCAAAAGATACGATACCACAGTAGTAGACTTACCAGTCTGACGTGGCATCTTACAGATATTGAATCTGTTATTGTGGAAGTTATTGATTAACTTCTCTTGAAAGTGATATGGGTGAAATTGAGTCAGACCCTCATCAAGAGAAATAATCTTAACATAGTTATTAGCAAAATAAACAGGATTCTCTTTGCATCTCATAAACTCATAGATTTGATCTTGAGTAAATTCAATTGCAGTATTTGCTTTTTTTAGATTGGGATTGCCAAGGTATACATTATCAGACATAAATTACTCAGCAATTCCACTTTCTAAGTGACTTATTGATTCTGCTATCTGGATCGTTTGCAGTTTTCGATGAAGTCAGTTTCTTTTTCATTCCCTTCATTCTAGCGCAGAAGGATGCCCTCCTGGGATTTCCAACCTTCTTGCTTGGTGCTTTAAGGTCAGATCCTGGATTTTGCGCTTCATAAGACTTTCGTCCTTTTTCGTTGAGTCCACCTTCTTTATTTTTTCCTGATTTTTTCGTCCATGCTGCTCCTTCGACGTGAAGGAGTGGTTGCCCTGGTACATAGCTTGAAACGTTAAAAGTTAATAGTTTCGCGCCAGGATATACTTTAGAAACCTGATCTTGAACATCAGATTTTTTGGGTACTGAGATTTGAGGGAAGAACATCTTTAAAGCATAATACTTACCTCTATAGTTGAAATAAGTATCGATGATGTTTCCAGTCTTTGCTGGAACTCTAACTGCCTCATCTATGGATTCGCCCATAGGTTTTACATAATTTTTATCTGGACCTGGTTTTCCTCCATTTCCACCTTGAGGTCCATCACATGGAGACATTCCATGAACAGGACAGTCTTTACCTTCATGAGTGTGGTTGCATCCTTTCTTTTCATCAATAAGTTCAACTTCTTCTTTCTTGGTTTTCTTAACACAGTTTGGATATCTCTTTCCAAACATGGTCTTCATACCTTTCTTTTCATAACCTTTCCAACATGCTTCAGATACACCAGATTTTCTGAGTCTTTTTGCCTGACTCTTGTGCATCTCGACAGCCTTATCAAGTTCCTTGGCAATACCTTTCACACTTTCAGGATTCTTGTGACTCTCTTTAATTTCAGTTTCTTCCTTCTTTGTGCTATTACCCCAATTAGCAGCACCTTTCTTACGACATTTGACTAGTGCTCCTGACGCATATGCACTTGGCCAAACTTTATAACGTGATTTGACTTTATGGTAGCAAGCATCTTTCTCGCCTTCCTCAATATCAATCACGTCACCCACTTCTACATTATTTTCCGCGAACCATCCACGATTTACTTCTAATGCACACAGAACCTCTCCATCTGAGGCAACTGGGTTCTCGTCATATGGTTCTAATTGTTTAATACTTTCGATTATGCCATCCTCTCTAATAAAAGCAATATCAAGAGGAATTTTTGTTTCAGTCATATGAAATGACTGGTCTGCCACTTCATTAAAAATAAAGAGCATACCACTGTTTATATCCAAACTTTCACGGAACATAAGTCCAAGATTGAAATCTCTAATATTATCTGGGATTTCTATCTGTAAAGGTAGTGTTGTAAATTCTTCAGTATTCACGTTAATTGCCTTCCCTGATCTATTTGGATTTGGATCTTTTTTATTCTTTCTACGAAACGCTGCTTGTTCCTCATCTTTAGAGAGATTGCGTTTCATTTTTGAAGAACCGCACTTTGGCTTTGTGGTTTGTCCTGGTTGCTTGGCACAAGGTTTTCCAGAGTATTTCCCACCCAGTTGAACCCAACCAGGCTTGCCATCACTAGACTTACTCTTGCCAAACCAGTCACGCAGAGAAGAATCACCACTTTTCGATTCACTTACTCCTCCACCATTACCATTACCATTTCCATTACCGTTACCATTCTTTTTGGTTTCGGTATTGTCATCCACAGAATGACCATTTTCTTTACGAAGCATTCCAGAAGGTCCTACAACCCTAAATCCCTTAGGAATTGGTTTGCATACTTTATCAGTATAACAGTAGTATTGTCCTGCAGGGCAGCGTCCGTTCTTAGCCATCAAAAGAGTGATTACTCCTTATTATTTATCATCCATCAAGTGCCACAGTAAGACCAAGCGACATTCCAGGCAACGACTGCCAGGATGATCCATTATAGAACTCCATTTTCTTAGTTGTTGTATTGTATATCATCGCACCTTCAGCAAAGGTAGCTGCATCTCTTGCCGATGTTGTGTATTGTGGCATATAGAATGCCGTTGAAACAGTTGCAATACCAGATACAACTAAAGAACTTGCAGTTGCAATACCAATAGATTGTGTTTGCTCACTAACTGTCGTTTTATATACAACTCCAAAACCAGATCCTGGATATGCTCTGCCAGTGTCATCAAAATTAGCTCTAACTGGAGTAACAAAAGAATAATTTGATACTGGATTTACTAGTGTCCCACTACTTGGAGAAGAAAAATCAGATCCAAAACTATGAACTGCGTCCCAGTTTCCAGTAACTATATTGAAAATAATTATTTTTGAATTATCACTTTCATGTAAGAAGTAATAAAATCCACTTGTCTCTTGGAATCTAGCACTACCAGATGTAGTTGGTGCAGTGCTTAGTACAAAAGAAGTGCTTTGCCTTTCATAAGTTCCTTCATTATTTGAGTTATATCCTTGTAAAGTTAATGAAGAATAATCAATAACAAACTTGGCTGAACTGGCGAATAGAGGTGCTAATGATAAAGATGCTCCAGATCCAACAACGATTTCATCAATACCAGTGACTTGTTTTGTGTTTGGATCTAAAGTAATTGATCCTTGTCCAATTGTAAGGATACCAGTTACTCTTGCATCACCTTCAACCAAAAGTGCTGTCGATCCAACACCAACATGAATTGTACCAACACCAGTGCTAATCGTGGAAACACCAACTACGTTGATGCCACCATCTAGAACTTTAATTCCACTTCTTGCAGTAACAATACCGATAGAATCTATATTTCTTACATCTTCATATGTTGCAATACCTGCAACTGTTAAATTTCCTGAAAGTACAAGGTTCGTTCCTGTTGTATTTTCTGCTAATGTAGATGCATCTCCACCACCAACTGCAGTGCTGGCAATACCAACCCATTTTGATGTAGATGAGTTATAGATCAGTAACTGACCATCTGTAGCATCAAAGGTTACATCATCAAGATCTCTAATAAATCCTGCACCACCGCCACCGATAGATCCGAGTTGATACTGTACCCTCTCTACAAATCTCTTGTAGTGTGTCTGCAACTGATCCAGAGTAACAAAGTTCTGATCAAGTGGCGTAAGAGGGTCTGGATTATTTGTATCTGGGGAGTCCATCCCAAGAGGAACATTTGTCTCTGCTAGGAGTTCTTGCTCTTCTTTCAGTTGTTTTTGAGATGATTTAATTTCCTCTATAATTTTATAGAGTCCTTTGATATCAGATTTTACATAGTCAATATCTTTATCATAATACTTAACTTCTGGAAGTCCTGAGATCTCTTCTCTTAGCTCAGTAAAATACTTTAGAAGTAACTCATCAGTCTTGGTGCTGGTGTAATTAATCTCCTTAAGTTCTTTATTAATGTTTTGCTTGAGAGTATTATATTCCCCAAGAATTTGTTTCTTGAGTTTGCGATCATCGTCTTTAAACTCTTTATGGTACTCCCACATCTTGAGAGATGATGATCTGAGTTCTTTCCAGATCTTATCTTTCTCTTCATCAATACGAGTATCTACTTTTTCACTCAGATTGGAGATGTCATTCTCAATCTTGATCGTGCTATTAAAATGCTTTGTTTCAACATCTTCAGAAAGTTGTTCAAGATCAAATTCAACCTTTCCTCTTAGTCCTTCAATAGTATCGTTAACCTTTACAAAGTCATCATCAATAACACTAAAAGTTTTACCAATCCATGAGAAGTCTGGAACTTCATTTATTTCATTAACCCACTTAGGAAACTGTGGAATAGATGCTTTTACCGTATCAATAGCCTCACAAATTGCTGCGATCTCAGCATCATAATATTTGACCTCTGGTAAGTTTGTTACCTCAGTTTGAAGAGTGTCAATTCTATCTTCAATAGCATCAACTTGCTCATCATAATACTTGACCTCAGGTAGAACTTTGATCTGTTCCCTTACAAGATCTACCTGATCACATATTGCTTCTACTTCTCTATCATAGTATCTGACTTCAGGAAGATTACTAATCTGTTCTGCAAGTTCCTCAAGTTCTTTATCATAATATTTTACTTCTGGAATGTCAGGAATATCTGATCTAACATCATTAATCATTCTGACCAGTTCTGGCCAAGGTGGTATTATATCTTGTATTTCTGCAAATGTATTTCCGTCTGCATCTTCTATGGTTTGAGTGCTTTCTTCTAACTCAATATAGTCTTCAACAGAAGGGAGTTCCTCTGCGTTCTCTTCTGTTATAAAATCTTCAATTGATGGTAGATCGTTATTGACCAAATCATCAATAGAAGGCAAGTCTTCTTTCGACATTTTATTAGTAACTTAAATACTTCGGGATTTCTCTCCCGATATTATTTAGGATCTTCTTTCAGTCCATCCTTTAACATCTTTGCAAGATCTGCAGTCGATCCAACAAACAAAGCATTATTGACTGTAGATGGTCCTTTAATCTTTTCTTCTGCTTCAACGTCTTTCAGTTTCTTTTGAAGATCTAATAATTTATCAGTTGCATCAGCAACGTTTTTGATCAACTGACCTGCGACTTCATACGCTCTAGGCATCTCACTCTCTTGAGCAAGTTCAAGAACACCATTAAGAGCTTCTTGTCCTTTTTCTATAATCGAATATAAGTTGCCTCTAGTATATTCGTAATCTTTTTTTATATCATCTACACCTTCTTTTACTCTTTCAATTTTACTTTCAACAACTTCTGGTTTGATAACGTCACCAGAGGTATTGAATGTGTCATTTAGATCGTCAAAGTTTTTTGTCATTTTCATCAGAACGAACCATCAAATCCAAAATTATCGCCTGATTCAATAAGTGCATTATCAGCAGCAGTGATTTCGTGAATTTCTGTTCCACCGAGGTGAATTGTAGCCGTTGTTTTATCTTCTCCACGTCTAACAGTGATATTATTTCCACTGATAGATTTCAAGAACATCTGCTCACCCTCAATATTAATATAAGTTTCAGCAGTCAGTGTGCTACCATCAGCAACTTCAAAGGTTTTTGCTATCTTGGTAATGTCTGCTGTGAGAGTAGTAGCAGCATCTCCAGTATAATTTTGAGTTGCTCTTGGTGTTGCTGTGTAAGTAACCTCTCTGGTGGTGTTGGAGGTGTCGGTTCCAGTGAGGTAACTGATAGAAGCCCTCTTGATGATATCCTTGGTTGCAGTAGTTGCTGGACCAAACAGATATGTTTTTGCCGTAAATCTTAGGGTATAAAGAAGAACTCTTCTAGAAGTGAAATCTCCCTCATAATCATCTTGCATGGTGATATTTTCTAATATCACAGGAATATCTTTTTTCTCTTGAATTGACTCTACTAATTCAACCGTAAGATTATATGCTGGTTGAAAGTATGGTAAGATTTGTTCAATAATTTGAAGAGCATCATCATTTAATTTTGACATGATTGCCAACTCAAATTGCATATTGTAAGGAACAGGCATATACTGTTTTTTTACAATAGATCCATCATTAGGATCTTTTATAGTAAAGTTTTGAACTGTAGAAACCTTACGTGAAGGATCATAAGTCAATCCAGTAAACTCAAATGACATCCTTGGCAAAGTGATGGCAAATGGCTTGTTGAGATCTGGCGACTGGTTTATTCTTGCCAGAAATTTCTGAGTAGGACCATATGCCAGAGGAATTTTTACAACGCTAACAACGTTATCCGAAGAATCTTCGTGCTTAATCGAAATGTTGTTAAATAGAGTACCAAAAGATATAATGGTCCTCCTCAAAACTTCGTTGTAAAAATACTCAAACATTTTTAAGTCCTACAATATCTTTATATTAAGATATTTTTATTTAGGGAATACCAAAGGGGTTCCTTTCACTAAAGTCGAGAATTGAATCAGCTTCGGTTTCAATATTGATATTATCTGCAAATCCATCATCTGCTGGATTAGTATCTGCAACACGTAAAGCATAAGATGCTCCAGATGTAGATCCAACAATATTTTCTCCAACGGTAAATTCTCCAGTGACTGTTCCAACTTCAAGAGTGCTTGTCTCAGAGTTCCAAACTCGAACTCTTCCTGTTGTTCCACTAGAAGATCCGGTCACGATTTCATTAAATGTAAAGGTTCCTGACCCAGAACTTTCTGGATCACTCACAACAATAGTAGGTGCAATAGAATATCCAACACCAGTATTTGAAAGGTGAATTGCTGAAATGGTTCCAGCAGCACTTACAATTGGATATGCGACAGCAACTGCAGTGGTTACACCCACATCAAATATTTGATTAGTGAACGTGATTGTTGGTGCATCTATATATCCTCCACCACCAGATGTGACGGTGATAATACCAACAACACCATCACCAATCGTTGCCGTTGCAGTAGCACCGCTTCCTGTTTGATTTGATGGAACACCAAATCTTACGCCAGGAGCAACTGTGTAACCAGCACCAGATTTTACTACATTTACTGCTTGGACTGATTGTAATTTTGCATTTGTATTTTGATTACATACATTTATACCACCAATCATAGTGGCGATACCAACACCAGTGATTCCTCCAGCGGGAGCTGATGTAACGCCCACTGTTGGAACAACACTATATCCACCGCCTCTATTTGTTACAGTAAACGATCTAATACCACCATCAAAGATAGCAGCAGTCGCAGTTGCCGTTACGCCAGCACCAACTAGAGTAAGTGTTTGTGTTGGACCTTGAATGGTGTTGATACCATCATCAGTAAGACCATCATATTCTTCACCGATAAGGTTGTTATCGATATCATCAATACCAGTTGCAATAACCTCATCCTCAAGACGGAAGAGTTCGCAATATAATTCATAAACATAGAGATTTTGTAACTGATAATATGGTTTTGCATATTCAATATCTTTGATCTCATAGATCCTATCGTCAAGAGGGAACCAAATAAGGTCTCCACTCTTTGGTCTGGTTGATAGTTTTACATTTGCCTGATCTTCAATCAAAGGGGTAATATAGTTTTCAAACCTATCCCTTGAGATAATAAGTCTTACTTCATCTTTTGACTCAATTCCAAACTTTGAAAGAATATTTCCTGCACCAGAATACTGATCATAGTTGTCGACATATGCCTCAAGAGGAAGTGCCATATCAAACTTTGACTGCACAACTTCTCTTATGACAGTATTTTCTGTCATAAATTTTCTGGGTAGATAAAAGATATCTATACCATAAGTCCTGAGCTGCTCATTTATCAAATCCTGAACAAGGTTTTGTTCAGAGGATGTGCCTTGTGTAAAGAAAGGATTTAATACCATGATATCAACCTATCATATCGTATGGGGGGAGTTCATAAGTATTTGACATCTGCTCTCTTATTATTTGTAATTCTTTTTCAGCATCGTCATAAATTTGACGACCATTTAGTTCGATTCCACCTGGTAGTTTTACTCCTTGGAATTTAATAAGATTTTGACCCCACTGTCTCTTCATCAAAGCAGTTAAGTATCGTTTTAAGAATGAATCATTCCAAACTCTTGTATGAGTATCTGGATCTAACAAACGATAGCAATCAATTATAATATAATCATCAACGTTTACAGATCCCCAATCAATATCCAAATAAAGTCTATCCGATCTTTGATTAAATCGAATCATCTTTTCAGTACTTAAAGCAAAATCAATATCCTCAAGATATCGTTTTGTCATATTATAAGTCAAAATTTCAGTCGATCCCCAATAATAGATATCGTTGAGGAATAACTGGTACTTAACACTAAACATGTTATTTGTTACAGTGTTTGATCCATCAAATTTAAATATTTTATTTACGCCAAGAACTTCAGGGGGAACCTTAAGATAGTTACTATTTTCTTCAAAAGAAAAAGTTACAGTAGCACCATCAATTGTAGAAGTATTTGTAGTGGTTGTTATTCCAGCAGCATTATTGGTTCCGCCTCTAGCTCTTCCTCTATCAATATCATCCTGAGTTATTTTATATTTTAAAAATGCTTGCGTTACTCCATCATAATCACGTTCATGAAATATCTGCAGAGCATCATCCACTAAATCATCTACTTGTTCATCAGCAATATTAATTTCTAGGACAGGAGCCCCTAGTTGCCTTTTGCAATAATTTACTAGATCTGTCCTACTTGCTGGTTTTGCCATTTATTTCACAAGTTTCCTAAGTGTATTTAGGGTGCTGACGATACTGGATTAATTACTGTCACGTTGCCGCTAACCAGAGGATATGTGGTTGCTCCTCCACCAACAGACTCTTTTACTAATACATCGTAAACGTATCTACCCTCTGTAGTTGCTCTAGTATTAACCGCAGCCAAAGACAATTTCATTACACCATCAAATGCACTTGTAAATCCCACAGTAAATGCAGAAGTTATTCCAAGTGTTGCTCCAACGGCAACACTCTTAGACATAGCTCCCGCCCCGCTGTAATTAGTTAAATCAAATGCACCGCTTGATGTAGTTTTTACATTCAAAGTAACCTCAAAATCAGATCCACCATACATCGTCAAGTTGAGTCCGTATGCAACTCCAGAACTTTTATCAAAGGTAATTGTTTTAGATGCCATTTGGAATACCTATTACTGCCATAGTTTCTTGTTGTTTATAATATAGTTTAATGAAAGATTTTGCAATATTTCTAAGTTCATCACGATCCTCACAATTATCTATTTCAGCAGCAAGTTTTTGATAAGCAAAACTTTTTGATAGATTTGAAAGTTCTATATCATTTGGGTCCATGTAATAACTCCTTTAGTAAAAACTTAATTTCATCAATATCGCCCTTCATGTTAGCAAGTTCTTGCTCCATGTTCTGTACCTTATAATTCTTTTCAGTTTTCACATTACGTCTTGAAAGATACTGTTGATACTCTAAGGTATTAACATTAACAACTGCATTTGTATCAGGATCTCTTGCGAGATCCTTATGACCCTCTAATCCATAAAAATCCATATTATGCTAAGGCGATAACTCTAAGTTCTTTGACTCTTGGGACAAAGCACTGACTTGTAGAAGTCAGATTCAATTTCACTCTATACGTTCTAAATGATGGTAATTGATCAATAGTGAACGTATACTCTCTATAATCTAGATCTCTGCTGTCATATCCATATGTATTTGATTTGAGAACAAATACATCTGGTTCACCATTACTATTTTCTGGAGCAATAATCTGACCTCTAGAGTTAAGATTAGTGTATCCAGGAAACGGAGTAAAGATAGGCTCAAGACCTGGTTTGTTACTGACACAGTAGAATGATCTAATATCATTCACGTCAGTAAAATGTCCTGCAAGAATAATCTTGAGGGAAGATGCTGGATTTTCCAAAACAATCTCTTTAGAGATATACTGACATCCAGTTGGATCTTCGTCAACTGTATCAACTCTAGAATCGGTTGCATAATCAGTGATAATATTATTAACTCTGTTTGATGTTAGAATTGCACTGACTCTTTGAGAGTCGATAACAGGACTAATACGAGTATCAGTTGACGTGAGGAACAGTCTCATGTTCATAGACTTATTACCTTCAATCGTTGTGAGATTAGCATCTTCGTTAACCTTAGATGCAATCATTCTTGGAGAATCAAAGTAATTCTTTTTATTGATGGTAATGTCTTCAAATCCCTTATCAACGTAAGGGATTTCATTTCCACTGAAACTCTTACTTGAAACAGTTCTAACTTCAGCAGAAATAGATGTGCCAGAAACAGTGAGATTTTGAACGTTTGGAGTGATAATTTCAAAAGGCATATTTTGTGTAGCCTTGATACCATATCCACCAGCAGATCTTGTAGCTCCCATGTATAGTTTAGGATATCCAACATCAGTGCTTCTTTCAGTCCCAGTAGTGCTGCTCATATCCAGTTTGACTTTATAAGAGTCGAACGTAAATGGATCTGTTTGCGTAACATCACTCAAATCATGAGTTCTATTAATTCTCTGTAAGTTAACGCCACCAAGTTCATATTTGTAAATTGGAGTACCGACAGGATACGTTCTGGGATTTGCCCCTCTTGTAATGGTTCCACTAAGTGTGTTTCCGGCAACTTGAGTATAGGTAATGATTTCATCGCCAATCTGTAGATAACCTACGTTGGTTGTTCCAACTCCAACATTTTCAAATGTTGTGAATGAGGATGCTGAAGAAACAGTAACACCATCTGTAGATCCTAAAGGAAGTTCAACTGTAAGTTTAGTTGGCTTAACATCACCACGAACGCCAGAAATCTTCACCTGGTTATCGGAGAAATACATTCCATGGTTTTTGTGGTCCACGGTAAAGTGCATTCCATCATTATCAACATTTATTGAGGAAATCTGAACATCTCCTCCAGGTGCTCCTGGAAGATCATTATTCAACGTTGTAGCTGCACCAGCACTTGTAAAGTATCCAAGAGTCTTAGCAGCACCAACAACAAATTCGCCTTGAACATTATTAAGAATAATTTCGTTAGTGATTCCAATTCCAGCAACAGTCAACCTGACGTTTCTACCCATCGATGCAATACCGATAGTGGTAATACCAAGAACGTCTCCGATTTGATACCCAGATCCACCTGTTGCTATTGTTGCTCCACTTGCAACAATAGCTCCATTATTGACACTAACCTCTGCCGTTGCTCCTCTACCGTTGCCTGTAATAGTTACAAGATTTACACCAGCAAAGGTGAAACTTCCATCAGCAGGTGTAAGTCCAAGACCAGCATTAGTGATCGAAAGGTTGCCTGTAGCGGATCCAGCGGTGCCTACAAGGTCTCCTGTGGCGTTTGTACCCAGTTGATAGAAGGTATTGCCAATTTCATATCCAGAGTCAGCCACTGTGGTTCCAAGACCAACTCTAATTTGTCTGGAATTGAGATTAATTGAATCAGGAAGAAGATTAGGAATCTGTCTGTTACCTTCCGTTAGTTCAGGACTGTAGAATTCAACAGATCCATTCTCAATAAAGTCTGCTCTATACAGAGTAAACTTAAGATCTTCCCACTGACTTGGTTCCCATGTAGAAGCATTTTGCGATTTAAACAGAGATCCAAGATAGGGTTGGTTAGAAATGAACGTATCTGTTAAGAGATCATTCTCACCAATTCTAGAAATATAGACACTATATTTGGTTGAGTTAGATGCTAAACAAATTGCATATTCAGTTCCACCTTCCAAATAAACAGGAGCTTTAAATTGAACATTTGTTGCAATTGATCCATCTGCAGAGGTAATAACATCACCAGGATCAAGAACAATCTCTGAGAATGGAAGAACTTTTGAAGTTGGGAGTCCATTCTTCATAGATCTAAGTTGGAAGACGACAGGAATGTCCATGTCATCCTTAGATCTGAAGAAAACATCACAACTAGTGAGAAATACTCCAGTCTCATCCTCAACTAAGAAAGACTGTGCAAGTGGGTCATAGTAAGAAATGATTGTTTGTGTTCTGGTTCTAGATCCAATAACTTCAGAACTTACAACTTCAGTTCCAAGATCTCTACTAACGTTCCTGCTCTGGAACTCATTTTTAAGTTCAACTCTTGCATTTCTAACAGAGACAATATTTTCTTGAACCGTTTCTAGAGTTCCTTCAGCACTGAATGATTCTTCAGCAATCGTTGTTGCATCATCCTGATTGTTATCAATATCATTTACAAGAGTAAATGTTTTAGTTCCGCACTCAAATCTTGGATGATTTATGTTGTTGCCGTTTGGAACAAAATAACTTCCAATCAAGGTCGAGGAAAGATCTGAAACAAGTCTTACATTAGTTACTTGTGCGAATGCTCCACTTGTTTCTCCTACAAGAGTCATTCCTGCTGCAGTATATCCAAAGAAGTCTCCTCTTACTTCTGACGAAAGTGATGCTGTATCAACATTCAAAATCGTGGCAGTAGAAGAATATGTCGATGCTAGGTCAATATTAGAATATGGATTTTGTGGATATGTTTTAGTTGGGGAATCATATGGACCTTCTCTATGATTAGATTGTGCAACTCTAAATTTTATAGCTGGTTGTGCGTCTGGACGGAATTGATCAATAAGTCCAGCAATTACTCCACTAGTACCACTAACTGTTTCTCCAACCTGGAAAGTTCCAGAGGACATAGTAATTTCTAACAGTTTTGGTACGCAATACTTAGAAATATCAACACCATCAAAGAAAGCATAAAGTCTAGTAAGTGGTTTAACTTTCTTAGCAACAAACTCAACGTTTCTAGATCTCATGAATGGAATAAGATCTCTGCTAACAGTTCTATCTCCAACAGACTCCTGATCAAACTGTTCTGTTACGATAGTTCTAACACCATTTCTAGAAACAGTGCCAAACTCTCTAGTTGTTCTGAGTTGTTCTTCAATTACTTGGTCAGTAACCGTTCTAGTTGATGTGCTTCTTCCTGGTCTCCAGCTTTCACCTTGATGAATAACATCAGGTCCATTATTAATAACTCTTGTTCTAGTTGCATCCACAACTTCAACACCTGTCCAGTTGGTTTCCCAAGAATCCCAAACCATAGGACCAAATCCTGTTTGTGGATCAATAGTCCCATTATCTGCAAGTCTATTAAATGTAGATGCATAATCACCTTCAACATCAATAATTTTAGCTTGAAGTCTTGCGGTATCAACCCAGTTATCGGATGCTGGAGTAAGTTCAAGAGTTCCATTCCAGAAACTGATTAAGAAAGGAGTAACGCTTTCAGTTCTAGTTGCAAAAGTTTGAGATATGTATTCAACTTCCGAATAATCAAGAGTTAAAACATCATTCTCCTTTCTTACATTATTACCTTCAATAGCAGCAAAGTTGACATCATCTGATGCATCAGTGTCAACCACTGGTCCAAAAATCATATCTACGGCGTTAGTATAATGTCTTGGTCTTAATTCATTATACTTTCTATCAATAGCATTATTAATATCGATTCTATCTTCTTGTGCAGAGAAATCATTAAAATTATCTACAAAGAATCCCGACTTGAATCTATTCAGTCCTTCTGCATCAGGAACAAAGAAGTTTGCAGTTTCTTTTTCTAAAAGTGATAATGTAGTGTAGTATTCAAGACTCTTAATCCTATCCTCAAGTTTCTTGATATCTTTCATTTGATATCTCTTATAATCCAAGAATGCAAGTTTTGCATCGGATGGAGCATAGAGATATGGTGGTAAACTTACTGTACAAAGTTCAATTGCATCATCAATTGGTTCTGGTCTTTGTGGATCATCTGATGGAGTTCCATAAATGATTTGGAATCTACCATCCTTAGACAAATACACTCTATCAATTCTTCCTTGATAATATGAATAGTCCAGAATAATAGATTCATCAGATGCCAAAGTATTTGCAGCAGTCTGGCCAGATGTGTTAAAAGATCTTCCAAAGAATTCAAGCGGAGATCTCACATCAGCATCTACTGTATATTCAGCAACTCTAGGTCTAATATCAATAATGTCTGAGGTTCTATAGGTTTCTACAGATCTAATTTCATCAGCATAATCAAAATTATTATACGAATTTACTGTTACTACATCTCCAGTATCAGTAGAATCAAAAAATGCACTAGAGAAATATATTTTTAATTGTTTTGCAGGAGATGATTTTCCTTTTTTTCTTTTAAGGCGACCATGATCATAGAAGGTTTCTTCCTGACCGGTTTTAAATTTATAATTTGCAGAAATGTTAAAACTTGGAGTTCCAATACTGGAGATTATTGCGCCAATATTTGACTCTTGTGCCTCTATAGTTTCTCCCTCAACAAAAACAGTTTCTGTTTTTCTAATAAAGGTAATTGTAGAGTCATTAAGTTTTTCGGATACAATTGCTCTTGCACCGCTAGTTTGACCAACGATTTGCTCACCAATCAATAGTTCCGTCGTGGTTGTTGATGCACTATTAATTGACTGTAGAGTCATGTTTGGAGCAGAAGCTGCAGAAGTGTCTGCAGATTCATAGATTCCATGAATTTCAATAATATCTGGGAAGTTTAAGGAAACAATTTCGTCTTCAACTCTGGTTCCAAATGGATAGTTTCCAGAAGTAAGTCCATTATTTAAAGTCGTGGATCCAATACCAGATCCTGCCAATTTAGATTTGTCAACGATAATAGAGTTAACTCTATTCTTGATCTTAACTTTTGCTTTTGGACTGGTTTTATTCAGAGTAGCAACTAAAGTCGCACCGGTATCATCTGTGCTTAAATTGCGGATTTGTAAGGTTTTGCCGTCAGCACCAACATCAAACTTATCTGCAGTAAGAACTTCTGTAGATCCATCTGATCTTGTTAACAAATATCTTTCCTCATCAAATTGCAAGAATGTTTCGTTAGTTCCTGCTACTACTTGCGAAGATAGTTGATTATTAGCAATATCAACGCTAAAAGTTTTTCTGATTACTAATGTCGCTTCTGAAATATCAACATTAGAAACATTTCTTTTTGCTAAAGGTGTGTATAAAGACGAATCAGAAATAGATGCAAGGTCTGTCTTAAGAACTTTTAAATCTGTTACGTCTAAAGTTGCTGCTGGTAAAAATGCACTAGCAACACCAACAACATCTTCTACTGCAGCTACAGTGATAGTTGTTGTTGCGACACCTACAACTCTTGCAACAATAGGATCATTTCTCAGTCCTGCTGTAGTATCAGTATATTCAATCAAATCATTCTCTTTTACAAGAGTTCCAGGGAAAGCAGTCTTTTTAGCAGTAATAGTGCTAATTCCACCAGACAGAGCACTAACAGTGGCAATACCTGCACTAAACTTAGTGGATTGAATTACGTCGGCACTAAATGTATTGATGCCAACGGTTGTAGAAGTTCCATCATATCCATCCATTCCATAGACAGATTTAACGTCAGCAATACCATGTTCCGTGATGGCAATAGCAACTCTACCACCTTCAATACCATTAAAGATAAGTTTCTCAAAAGGAACAAAAGATCCTTCAGTTTCATAAACAGTAACTGCAGTTCCCGCAGAAACTGCATGTCTTAAGAATCCAGTTGCACCACTATTTGCACCTTTTACAAATGTAGGAACAGAAAGTGTTGTTGACTGGTTTACAGCAATCTCTACATTAGTTTGGACATCATATAGTGCAAGATTCCATTCATTAACATTTCCATTTGCAGCATCATATGACCCAGACTCTAATTTAAAGTCATATACTCTAGCAACTCCAATTTCATTTCCAGGAGTTGTTTGTTGATTAGATCCAACTCTTTGATCTCTAAGACTTACAACATAAGTTCCAAATCCGACTGTTGGTGATCTGAATACTCTGTTTATCTTTAATGTTGGACCAGTATTATAGGCAATATTTTGATTTTCAATAGTTTTGGTTGTTCTTGGTTTATCTACATCAAGATACTTTGCACTCAAAGTTTCAATCTCATATCCCTTTACGTATGCTTTTCCAGGACCAATCTTATAAAGAGCTAAATCATCTGTTGGAGTTGTTCCACTAGGAGTAAACTGTCCTGTTTCAAAAATACCATCATTCCCAAGTCCGTCGTTTAAAGAGTTGACTGCACTAATATTAAATGCTTTTACAAAATAATGTCCAGACTCATCAAAAGTTCTTCTTGCAAGAACATCAGTTAAATCATCGTAAAATACTCCACCATAGTTCTTTTTCTTCTTCTGCTGAGATTGGAGAACTCCGTTGATTACTGTGGCGAGTAAAATAAAGTTATCATCGTTAAAATCGTCAAGAGGTTTCTTGAAAAGACTTGTAGAAATTCTAAGTCTATCAGCACCTGGTGCTGCATAGTTGTTAAATCCCTGAGAGTTATCATTAAGAGTTTCGTCTAAATCTGCATTAACAATCTCTTCATTAATAAACAGACCAATTCTATAACTTGGAGTTGTTCCATATTGATCAAGAAGGAGATTTTCTCTATCAACGTTTATAAAATTTCCACGAATAAAATAAACACCATTTTCAATTTGGAAAGAGGATCCAGTCGCAGTCGCAGCATTAGTTAAAGTAGATGCAAGAGGTGATCCTGCAGCAATTGTAGTATTTCCAAGTAATCCAGAAGTTACTACTTCATTACATGTCAGCAATTCTCCATCAAAAAAAGTTTGTGTAGAATTATTTCCCGTGCTTGATGTAAGATAATTAATATAAAGTGTTAAATTACCTCTTTCAGAGTCCTCAGGCAACAGAACATTATCAACAAAAGCAGTTACCCCAGAAGTCTGCCCAGTAATTTTTGTTCCAACCAACTGATCAGCATACGCCGATACTGGAACACCCTGATATGTATTTTCTAACTGTACGCAGTAATATAATTGACTATACCCAATATTTCCTGGTATTACTTTTGCACCTTCTTTAAAAAAGTGCTGCCCAAACTTTTCAATCTGATTTTGCAGTATAGACTGCAGAGTTGTTAACTCTCTTGCCTGAACAGGATATCCTGGTTTAAATAATACCTTATGGTAATCATTAGCTGCATCAAAATCATCAAAGTATGGAGCTACGTTGAGGTTCGTTTGTTGGGGCATAATTCTTTAGAACTGCAAAATAACTTTTATGTCTTCCTTTTGACTCGCTGATCGAGTTATGGCTGGTCGGTTGTCAACGTAAATGATGTTTCCCGAATGCGCTTTGACCTCAGGATTAGAAATACCACTCGTAAAAGTTTGACCAAGATAGTATGTACGATTATTTATTACTGTAGATATACCCGTAAAGTCACTATCAATAGTCAAATCTTGTCCAGTTGATGGTACGATAGTCAGTGCTCCACCAGTCCCAGGAGATGATGTAAACTCTGTCAAATCAAACCCATATGTTGGTTGAGTTTGTGCAGTTCCAACGGTGTTAAATCCAGCAAGAGATCTATCTTGCCAGAATTTCAATACTCCAGTATTCTGATCATAGTTAATAACTCTTCCTACAGCAGTTGTTCCTGTGGAAACTGTTTGAATGAAATATGCATCAGCAGTAAATGTTGCTGTACTATATCCTGTCCCAACTAATTTTAATGCCCCAAGAGCACTTGCTTTATCTGCTGAAAGAAAAGTTGTAGATCCAAACTGTTGTGGATTTTCTATAACACCGACTCTGGCAATTTGGTTACCTGTAATGAAGTCTGGGTTTTCATTATCATTTTCAATTCTTGAATAAAGGAGAACATTATATGCACCCAATTCTCTGTAGATGTCAGCACCATGACCACCCTGTGGTGGAATAATTACATCAAATGCTGGTCTAGTGGTTCCTGTTGGAACTCCACCAGCAACTAAATCAACATTTCCATAGGTGTAACCTGAACCTTGAGCAGAAACTGTTACAGAACTAACTTTAGAATCAGCATCAATTACTATGGTACACTCTGCTCCTGTGCCGTCTCCTCTAATTGGAACGGAAGTATAAGTCGAGTTTGCAGTGCCAAGACCAACACCTTTATTAGTAATCGTGACAATCTTAATAGATCCATCAACGGCATTATCTCTTACTGCAGCATTATCAGTTGCAGTTGACCAGTCTGCAGGAACTGGCATATAATCAGTCGATTCAAATTTTGTTACATCGCTTGGAGCAATAGTGTAAAGATACTTCCAGATATAACCATCACCACTAGTGCCAGCCGCCTTAGGTTCTAAATCAGTAAAAGTTGGTTCGTCCAAGGATGGTCTTCCCGATGGATTATCGGGATCAATACCATTTTGCAAACAAAGATAAACTCTGAAGTCGCTATTTAATACAAAATAGTTTGCAAGATACAGTGACGTAGATCCAGAAATTACAGCGGTATTTGATCTGCTGTAATCATGACGATACATGTCATAGGTCGTTCCTGAGGACCAAGTTCTCTTGGGAACAACCTGCTTTGCATCTGCAGAATTAATTTTCTTCAAAGCGATCATGGTATCCCAATAATCATCCTCTTCGGTAAAATTATCTTTTGGTGAAGGGGGATCAGAATCCCAAGTAGATTGATAATCTGCTGGGTTTGGCAAACCAACAAAAGAATAATATGCATTAGAGGAATTGTTTACCCCCGCAACAAAATTCTTTGCATTCAATATTCTAATCTGATCCGTAATTATTGCGGCCATTTTAACAGAGTTTTTCTTTATTTATTAGTGATTAGACGATATAGTTTTTGAATTTCAAGAAGTTAGATCTGACAACCATGGTTGATGTTGAAATGCCAGTTCCATCAGTTGCACCGATTCCAGATTCGGTATATGCGGAATAAGAGTTTGTCTCTGTTCTTCCAGTGACATCAATTCTTCCCCAACTAAATGATCCAAAGAAGTCTGATGTATTAATACCAGAGTATCCACTTGCGTAATCGTCAACCTTGACAAAGACTCTCTTAACAGTAGTGTCTATTCCAGACACACTGGTTGAGATAAATTCAGCACTGGAGACGTAGTAGACATTATCTATGAAGGATGTTCCAACACCAACAGTGTTTCCAGATGTATCCAGAGAAGTGACTGAGGTAGATCCAACACCACCATTTGAATTTCTTACAACAAAATAATCATTCGCTGCAAGAGAACTTACTGTAATAGCAGTTCCTGCGATAGCAGACTCTCTGAGGAAAGAGTCGTATGGAATATGTAGGTCAAGAACTAACTGAGTGGTTCCAACTCCAACAGCCGTAGTTCCAAATCCAACGATGATACCATTATCACCCTGATATGAATCGACAGCAATCTCTTCTTCAGAATATGTTGGAGGTGCGATGAGAACTGGTGGTGGACTTACGTTTGTATAGGCAGTTCCAGCATTAGAAATAGTAATGTTTGTTACCACCCCAGCGGTAATGGATGCTGTTGCAAGAGCAGTGGTTCCAACACCAACTGCCTGAACCGTGCTTCCAATCGTTACGACTGGTGCTGATGCATATCCAGAACCACCGTCAGAAATTGATATCGAAGAAATGGTTCCAAGACCAGAGACAATTGCAGTTGCTGCAGCTGCCGTTTTGGACTCCTGAGCGACGAATTTAACTTTCTTCTGGAAGGTTAGATCAGTATCATTTTCATTCTGTGGATTAAACATGGGTCTCAGGTTGTCCACGTAAATTGCAGTTGATCCAACACCAACAGACTTAATAATATAAGCACTAGGGTTAATGACTGGTTCATAAAGTTCACGATCTTTACCAATAGCAATTTCATCGACAAAGACATCTTCAGTTTGTTTGCACCAAACAACGGGTCTATCTAAAGTGATATCATTTGTATTTCCTGGTCCAAAGTATGGATTTGTGGAAACAGTGCTTGTAGATTTAATATTATCAACAATTCTTTCATCTTCAATAAGTGAAGATGCTTGATTTCTGGAAGAATCATTTTTAATTTGTAAAGAGTCACCTTTTTTCACAGTTTCGATAATGTTTCTGAAAATAACGTCTGTGTCACCACTTCCTTTATAGAACACAATTTCGATTATATCTCCAAGTTTAGGTGCCTCTGTAAAGTTTAATGTGCTTCCGCCAGCAAATGTGTATCCTTCTCCTGGAACTTGAAGTGTATTATTAACAAAAATAAGAAGCACGTCCTGAACGTTGATATTCGATCCTTTTGCAGCAACAATAGAAACTGTGCCGCCTGCAAGAGAAAGTGGGAAATCTTTTCTTGCACCATCGATAAATCTCCCAACATCATCAAGAACTTGGAGAGTTCCAAGAGACCATCCAGAGAATTTATCAAAAATAGTTTTGTCAACAGTTAAAGTAAATTCACTGAAAGATGATGTTGTTGGAATTCCTGTCAATCCTCCAATAGGAACAGTTAAAATATCTCCGTTACCATAACCATATCCGTTATTTTTGAGTTCAAAATCAATTACACTAGATCCTTGACCAACAACAACATCAATTGTTGCATGAGTTCCAACTCCAGATGAAGAAGCGGAATAAGTAAGGTCGAGGTTTGAATAAGAATCTGGATCATCTACAACAACATAAGATGACGAATTAAATTCTGCCCCATCATTTGTGACAGTCACCTCTGTGGAGATGTTGCCAGTTCCAGTCATAATGGTTGCAAAACCAACATGGAATATTGAAGTAGTTGCACCAATATCGCTATTGGCAACACTTACGTTAACATATCCAAGAGTTGGATTTGTAACACCGATGCTAACTTGAGTTCCAGTTGGAATTTCAAGAGCACTTGTAGAACCAACTCCAATTCTAACGAAAGTAGATGCAGTAGAAACAACCGTTACATTTGATTTTAAGAATGTTCCAACACCAATAGTAACGTTATCGCCGGTATTCAACAAACTAATAATATCATAAACACTATTTGAATCTTCCAAATAAATTTCAGTAGATCCAACTCCAACAGGGCTGGATGTGTCAGTTAAAATTTCATATTGGTTTCTTCCTCTATATCCAGTTCCAGTATTGGCAATACTAACCGAAGAAACAGTTCCTGCTCCAGATACAACTGCGGTTCCACCAGCAGAAATAAGAGATTGATATCCAAGACCTTCAACAGAAGCAACGGAAACAATAATTCCACCCTTTGGATAACTAGAGATTCCAACATCAGAACCCAGAGGAGTTGTTTCTGTTCCTTGGAATGTAATAGTAGTAATTCCAGCTGCTTCATCTAAAGTATACTGATTCAGAAGTCCTGGAGTTTGGAATACATCATTAACAAGAATGATTGCATTTTCAGTAGAAATACCAGGAACATCTGAGGCATTTTGCTTCAGAGTGAATTCATTTTCAGTTGCATTAAATTGACTTGAAATATTATCAAAGATGTAATTTTTATGATAGGACTCATTTGATGTGTTTTCAATACCAGACCTTATGAAGGTTCTTCCTTGGAAACTAGAAGACGTTGTAATACCAGTCCAGTCTCTTTCATCAGGAGGATTAGTAGTAGATCCAATTGGAGTATTTCCAAAAGGAGCCTCAACGAAGTTGAGATGATTATCAACAATATTATAATTGCCAGCAACTTTTGTAATTAGTTCTCCAGTTCCTGCAGTTCCAATCTTAGTTCCTAACCACTCTCTACGAACTCGTATAACGTTTGTGCTTCCAATACCAATACCTTCGATCTTCATAATCTCATCACTAATCTGAATTAAGTCAGATCCAAAGAATGAGGTTATTCCGCTAAACGTCAATAGATTATCGGTATCCGACATCTGATTTGCTAGATGCGATGTAACAGCAGTAGAAACAACTGGGGACTGAATTACATTATCGATAGCAACAATCGCTTTGGCATTTTGATTCGTAGAAATAAATCTATGAGATGTGCCAATACCAACACTTTCCAACTGAACAACTTGTGGAATTGACTTCAGTGCATTCTCTGCACTAGATGCAATCTTGATGAGATTGTCATCAACCTTGACTGCAAAGAGATTTTCTCCTGGGAGGAAAGTAGTATCTGCCACACCAACGAAACTGGTTGTAGCAATTCCAACTGCAGATGATGCAGTTCCAACATGAACATACCTCAGTTTTTCTCCACTTACGAAGAAATGGTCTGGAATCTTGATAGTGTTTGCACTAATATCAACGACAGAGCTACTGTCACCTTCAAAATATCTTTCAAAGATTTGTTTATTTTCATGCTCAAGCATGAACTCTCTCTTAATGTCGCTATCGGTTCCTGTATATTCTCCTAGTTTTGTTGTAATTGAAGAGTTAGTAAATGCCACTGTTGATGGTAAAGTTGCATCATCATTAATACTCAGCGCGTTTTTAAACACGTTAACTACTGCGTCTATACTTACATTTGGAGTGAATACCAACGATACAGTTCCTGCAGCAGAGACTCTTGCTCCAAATGTTCCTAGTCCAGAAGAAGTTTCAACGTTTCCATATTCAGTCATATCAACATCATAACTTCCTGTTCCATCAACATAGTCATCAACGATGACGAGTTCAGAAAGTTGTATCTCTTCATTAGTTGTGTCTGCAACCTGGACTAAGAAGTATGCTCCATCATATACATCAGTATATTCTGCAACAGTTGTAATTCCTGGAGAACCAGATGCAGAAATACTTGTTGTTCTTCCCTCAAGTTGAGCATGTCTCAGATCAAGAGTTCCTATTCCAGTAACTGAATTGGTGGCAAGACCAACTTGTACAGTATTAATTGCACCAGTAGTTCCGATACCAGTTGCAGTTGGAATAAAGTCAACTTTAAGATTTGCCCCATCAACATATGCATGATAGGTTCCAAGACCTATAGCAGAAACACCATCAATATTTGTAGTAAGTCTTCCGTATTCTGTGATCGCAACATCACTGCCATTATTAGTAATATTAAGTTCAACCGCCTCAAATTCTGTATTTGATCCAATATCTGGATTGATATTAACAAGAACTTTTAAACTAGAATGTGTAGCAGCGATAGAGACGATAGTTTTCGTTACTCCAGACTCGACTTCAACGCTATCAGTGTTTACAGTAACAACTCCACCAAAACTTGTATTTCCTGTTCCTAAGACCTCATCATCGATGTCGTATGACATGGTAATAATGTTATAATCATTTATAGACGAACGTGTTGGGTAGAATAAAAGTTGTCCATCAGATCCAGAAATACTAAAATCAAATGATCCTTGATCATATTGTGTTTCAACTCTTGCATATTGATTGATATATCCGCGAGCATTATCATGCATAACATCAACTAACATAAGTTGCCTTTGTGCAGTAAATCTCCTATCTCTTACATAAGTGATGTATTTTTGAAATCTAGTAGAAGCAAGAGTAAATGTATCGACGACACTGAAAGCCGTAGGTCTTGGATTACTATTAAATTGACCACTAATATCGTCAATCGACAGAACTCTGTTTCCAACTGATTCAAAATAGTCAGTCAAAATTCTATTTGAGAATACTATTTCATCAGAAACAACTTTTGAATTAAGATTCAAATTGTTTTCGGTTACAAGATCAAAATCATAGAAGCAATTAATGCTAGCAAATCCCTGTAGATCATTAACAACGGAGAAACTTGTCAGAGCAGTAGATAGTCCAACAGACATACTATTAGAATTTGTCGTCTCTAACTGATAGTCAGAGAACTTTTTAAATCCTAAAGTATGATTAAGGGAAGAAACAGGTTCATTCCAAGTCTCAAATGGTACGGACGATTTCAGTGAATATGAGAAATTCTGGTAATAGAAATTATCAGGCATTCTCTGAAGTTCAAAGTTAAGTTCTCCAGAATCATTATCCCATCCTTTTATTACTTTAGAGGATGAGTCTAAATTGTAATAATTATTATAAGATGTAATTGACGAGGCCAATCCATGAGAATCTGATGATTCGCCTATGATTTTTTCGCCAACGACAAAATTAACATTAGAAGAAATTATTAATGTATCCGAACTTGAATTCCAAGAATCAACTATTCCTGTAGCAGAATCCGAAGTTACAACTTCTCCTTTAAAATATTCTCTTGTGGTTAATAGTGGTTCAAATAATGGGAAACTCTTCTTTGCGACGATTCTTGCCGAAGAATTTACATCATCAAACACTCCAACTATTTCATTAGATTTCAGAAGTCCAGACATACTATAAGTAACGATACCAATACCACCCAGTCTCTCATTAACCGCAGTCAGTTCAAATAATTTGTAATCATAATTTTCTGAGTTAAATCCTTTTCCGGTTGATCCAACACCAACACTGACATTTTCGATCAGAACTTTATCACCAACTGTAAATGGGAATGAATTTACCGTACTAAATCCGACAGCAAGTTGAACTGTTACATTTTTGGTAGAAGAGTCGTATGAAATAGTTCCAATTCCAACACCAGCACCACTTTGGGTTGGAATAATTGTTGGTTCTACATTATTAATTCCTTTTGTATTCTTCAAGATTTCCACAGTTGGAGATCCAGGTGTTACTTTTAGGTCAACATCAGAAACTAGTTTTTCGGTTTTGCCATCAAGAACAACTAGTTTTGGTGGAATAGCAAATCCTTTTCCAAAAGATGTTATACCAATAGAATTAAAAACGGCTAAAGGTTCTATTTTTACTATTTGTGGATATAATAAAGATGGTGATAAAGTTGGATCAGATGGATAAGTATATCCAATATCTTTAATTTTAGTGCTAAGTGCTTTTCCAATATTAGAACTCTTTGCCTCTAAAATAGCACCTCTTCCAGAAACACTATTAACAGTTGTAATCCCAGGAAGAGTTTCATAGTTTCTACCAACACCAGTAATATCAATTTTTGCTATTGGACCATATGTATGGGTACAATCAGTCGTATAGTCAATTAAAGCACCGGCTGCAGTAGTATATGAAGACGCTTCTGGAACATCTTTTATAGTATAAGTAAATGATGTTGTTGAAGGTGTAGCAATCTTATAAGTTCCTTGATAATTACTTTCTGATATTTCCAGTTGACTTGAGTTTACAATCTCAGTATCTACAATTATTTGTTTCTTTACCTCAGGGGTATCTACATCAGGATTTGCATCAATTAAATCAAGTTTGTAATATAAAAACTCTGGTGTACTGTCATTAACTTCAAGAGTAACTTTTGCACCAGAAGATCCAACTGAACCAGATCTAACAATCTCAAAAACTTTGCTATTGTCTGATTTTTCCCAAATTATCTTAAAATCTTTATCTCTATAGAAATTCAGTTCAAAGGCAGGATAAGATTTGCCTTGCACAATAAATCCAAGAGAAGAATCCGACAAATCAAATGTTACTGTAGAATCCTTATAGAGTTTAATTGGAGGATTGATTGGAGATATTGTTCCAGAGGAAGCACTGGTAATATCAACTACGACTGGTTTTTCCTGAGTTGAATCAAAATAAGTGTCTGAAAGTTTGATTGTATTTTGATCAACACGATTTACATAATAGAGTTTGTCACTGGATAATCCTACAGAAGGAACCGTTGCAGTATGTAAGACTTTATCACCACTCTTCAATCCATGAGATGTTAAAGTTATTTCACTATTTGTTGTGCTAACTTCAGAACCCGTGAAATCGATAGGATCGACCAGGACTCTTCTGTTGTAGTCATCATACTTAAATGCAATTGATTTTGTATTTTTTGGATTTACATTTAATGCAATATTGTGAGGTTCACTTAATCCATGTGTTGATGCAGTAGCCACGGTAACTAAGTTTCTATCAACATTACCAATCAGAACTGTGTGATTAGTGGTGAAACTATGAGTGTCTCCAGTTCCAACACTTCTAAAGAACAGAGTAGTAGATATTGTGTTTGCAAGACCTACAAAAGTTCCAGTAGATCCAAGACCAACTCTTATTGTTGCAATTCCAATCAAGTCGTCATTAATTTTAGCAACAAACAGTGATTGTCCATCTGCAAGAGTAGTTCCTACTCCAACATTTGTTTCATCCTGTACGATAATACCACTTCCACTAGTTCCAGGAGAATATGTTACCTGATCACCAGTCTGGAAATTATGATTTCTAATATAAAGTGCTTTTGTCTGAATAAACTTTTGAGTGACTCCAACACCAGGATTTGCAAATGTGATTGTAGTTCCAATTCCAACTCCAGCAGTAGTTCCAAGTCCAACGACATTTACTGGATTAAAGTAAATCTGTTCGTTTTGTCTATAAGTATAATCTGTTTTAAATCCACTATTAATCGTAAACTTTCTAGGGACTTCAAAAATAAATTTACCAATAGTGTGAGATGAACCAGTTGTTCCCTCAGCTTCTCTAAGAACTCTTATTCTAGAGTTAATTTTGTCTACATTCAGTACTTTTAGTTTTTCATCGCCAGTCATCAAGATGTCATTTTCTCTAATCTTGAAAGGAGATAAGTCTCCGGTGACTTTGAAGAAGGTAACTATGCCAGTTACGGATGTGGCCCCTATGGCAACACCAGTAGTTCCGATCCCAGCAAATGCAAGTCTATTCGATTGAATTCCAACAGAATAAGATCCTTCAATTTTAGATGAAGTTGTAGAAAGTCCAGATATAGTTACAACATCAAGGTTTTTAAAATTGTGTGGATTATTCGCATATAAGATATATTGTCCCTTAGATTCTCCAGGATAAATTTCTAAGTTTTCTATTGAACTAGTAGCAACACTTACGCTAGTAACAGATTTACCTTGAAGTCTTGAAACTTTTGCAAAAACACCGTCGCCACCAGTCCCAGTATTATTAAATACCAGGGTTTCATTCATTCGATACTCAGTTCCACCAGTAACAATTCCAATAGATGAAATAGTTCCCCTAGAAGAAGCGGTTACCTCAGATGTTTGAGATAACTTATTTGGAATGTAAATATATGGATATTCGGAATCATCTTCAATCAAGTTATACGGATGGGTGTTTCTTCTATACTCATTCTGCAAGTTTTCAAAAGAATCTGCAGATGAACTTAAAGAGAAATTAAAATCATCTGGAATAGAGTGATAATTGTCTCCGATAATATATGGAAATTTTGGAGCTTTATAGTTTTTGAATATTCCTGAGGTAGATACATCCTTTTCATCAATAGTCATGAAATATGCATAAGTTCCTTCTGGATAATCTGGAGTTATGCAGAATCTACCGTTGTTTTCATCAAGAAAACTTTCATCAGTTGAATTAGTGTGGATGTAATCTTCTACAAAAAATCCTTCAGGGAAAGTTGACGTTGATGGTCTATTTGCTTTAAGATCTAAAGTGTACCCAGATTTCATCTGAGTTACAACTCCACCACTCTTAGTTCTATATGCATATGGACCATAAATTGGATTCCCGTCGTATGCAAATCCCAGAATTGGTGAGTGTTTTGATGACGGAGACTCCGCACCATTAGTTCGTTTTAAATCAGATTCTCCAAATGCTGTGGCACCAGATTGGTTGATTGCAAATGTATTTTCTCTAAGTTTTCTAGGTGCATATAAATGCACATATTGTAAATTTTCTTGATTATCAGAATCAACAATTGATCCATCATCTGCAGAAAAATATGGTAGATTTTTTTCAAAAAGATTAACTCTCCAATTTTGAAGATTTGCTCTAAACACAGGTACGTTAAAGGTTGATCCTGCATTTATAACATCAATTGTAGTTGAGGATTGATTATATCCACCACCTGATTCTACAACAGTCACTGATGTTATTGATCCATTTTCAATAACAGGAACTAAAACAGCACCTACACCATCCCCATTTACATTTAAGTCTGGAACGGAAATATATCTTGATCCTGAGTTTTGAACAATAACGTTTACAATTCTACCATTATTAACAATTGGAGTTACTTGTGCGTCAATACCAGATTCAATAGTAACCTGAGGTTGAAAATCTAAATTAATGATTTCAGATGATCCATATCCAACACCACCATTTTCTAAATGAACTGATGTTACCTGCCCTCTAAAGATTGGTTCTATATCTGATTTGAATGTTTGATTGCCGATAGAATTTATTCCAACTTCACCAACAAGAGTAGCTGTTATCGCCGGATAATTAAAAATATGAGTACCAACACCAACAGAAGTTATATCAACGTATTGCTTAGTTCTATAATTAAATTCTCTATCAGAGGATAATCCAACTGAGGAAAGTTTGAAAGAATCCTTATCAACTACAGTTACATAATATTCAGTATCTGCAGTAAGTCCAAATGCAATAGTTCCGTTACAAGTATACTTTACTTTTTCTCCAGAGTTGTAGTCATGGTTAGCGATAGTGATAGAATCACTTGCTGTACTAACTCCAGAAGCGGCAGGAGCGGTCCTTTTCTTGGTTTGATACCCAGAACCACCTGTAACAACATTAATTGATTCTACTACTGATTTTTTATTGACTGACTGGAGGGAATGCTTTCCTACACCATGTTCAGTGAGATAAACGGTGTTAATTCCAGATATAGCGTCGGATTGTGTTGGGTGGAGTCTAACAGTGACGTTATCAATACTCGATACAAAATAAGTGGAATTTGTAACAATACCAGTAATACCACTTTGATCAGATGTGCGATATATTACTTGTTCAGCATTTCTAAACTTGTGATATGTTGAGAATCCAATTCTAGATTGAGTTGACGCTGTTCCAATTACTACTTTTGCCGAGGCCAAATCTGCAAAAAATTCTGGATTGTGATCAATCAACTTCATGTTGACAAATCCAGTTGCACCTTGACCGTTACCACCATCAATTTTTAAGGTGGGTGTTCTCAAGTAATCAAATCCGGGATCTTTAATTCTAACTTCTTTTAAAGATCCAGAAATTGCTAAGAATCCAGTAGCTCCTGCTCCTACCGAATCATTAACAATTAAATTTGGTGGATTGATTATATCAATATTTTCTCCAGGTGCTAAAACTTCAATATCATTAATCTTGCCATATCTAATTACATCCCTTGACTTGTAATTTAAAATTTCAACACCATTAATCAATATACCAGTTGTTCCTGGTTTGGTTGTCTCAGTTATTTCAGAAGTTTTTGGTGTAGATACCTTTCTAAGAATTTTTTGCGGTTCTAAAGTTTTTGAATTAAACCTATATGGTTTAATTAAACTTTCGGATACGGTTACTGCAGAATCGACAGATACAAACTTTGAATTAAGAATGTCATTTCTGCTTTTTGCAAATTTTACTGTAGATGAGTTTACTCTCTTTACAAAGTAAAGTCCATCATCAAATAATGCATCTCCTCTAACTTTTCTAGTGGCACTGTTTCCAGAGTCATCAATAAAAGTCTCATCAACAAGAGCGGCTGAATAATAGACAGCATCTCCAGTGTAAAACCCATGCTCAACTCCAGGAGAAATTTCAAATTCAGTTCCAACAAAAGATCCACTAAATTTAAATTCTTTAGGTGATACATTAATTGGTTGTGCGTTATAATATGGTAAAGAGGGTGAGGACACCAAATAACTATTATCTACAGAACTCTTATAGACATTTTCTACATCAGTAGAATACTCGCTCAAATTCGTAAAAGTATTAGAAGTAGCCTTTCTTCTATTTCTTTGAACTTTATATGTTAAGTTTAGATCTAACAGTCCTTGACCTTTTATTGTTAATTGTTTTTCTCCTGTAACATCAATAATATTTGTTTTTTTTGTCGTTCCATCAGAAACAATTAAAGATGCTGAATTGCCAGGTTTAAAATAATTTGCCTCATTTAAAGTAAGTTTATAAGTATTGTCAGAAGAATCGGTAAGTTCTACTTTTGCAACTTTATAAACGGATGAAACGTTATATATCCACTTATTCGCTTTAAAGGTATTATCGGCACATCCAAGAGTTTGTATATTTACAGTTCCTTCTTTTAAAAGTCCTTTAGTGTCCTCTGGTGCATTTAGAGAATTTAAGACAGAATTTACTCTGACTTTGATTATTTCACTTTGATCTATTTTAGATCTTCCATATGTAAACGTATTGACACCAACCGTTGTCGAATCAAGTATAATTGTACTGATACCAGTTACGCCAAAAAACTGGGTTAATGATTTTGAGGTGTAACTTGCAATTCCAGTGGTTGCATTTGAATATGAAACATATAATTCACCCGTAGATCCAAATCCAACTGTAGAGTCAACATCAAGAACTGTCGTGCCTGCAGCAACTTGACCTATAACTTTTGTAGATGGTTCGATGTTAAAATTGCCATAAGTCAATCCACCTGCAGATCCACTAGTTCTGTTAAATCCGCCATCATATGATAGTTTGTAAAAAGACTTTCCATATCCAACTTCTATCTTTTCAATACTGGTGATGGGAGCATACGCAGCATTTAAATTATCATCAAACTTATATGCATCCTGATAAAGAGTTGCATTTTCTAAATTTTCAGGATCACCTTCAATTGCCTCAACAACAAGTTGATTTACAATTCTATATCCAGCATTTGATGGAGTAAAAAGGAAATCTCTTGGAGTGATTAACTCTACATCTTTATTATAAAGTGCCTTAAACAGTATTTCAAAAGATTTATTTGTTCCTTTACTAATATAAAAATCTTTTGCTTGTTTTACGAAAATGTTCTGATTAAGTTCAGGAGTTAATGTTCTATTTTCAAATCCAGGAGCTAACTGGTGTTTTGCTTTTGTTAAAAATTCTTTTAAAAATAAGCAACTTAAGTTAGTGATGGTAGCACCATCTTTATGATCATCGGATGCAGTTTCTTCAAAAACAACTTCTTCTTTATTAATTTTACTTCTATAAGAAGTTATGCCGACAAATCCTCTAATGCAACCAGTAAAAGAAAAATCTGTTTTTCCAGTGTATGAAATTATTTCATCATCAATTTTTAGTAGTCCATATGAATCTGGAAATCCTTTTGTTCCTGCAGGAGACTTTCCTGGATCAACGTTGATAGTTTTTCCATAGAAAACAATATCTCCAGATAATACGGCAGATTCTGTAAGATTTGTTGTTTCGTCTAACTTAATATATCGGTCAATATTTTCAATTAAATCAATAGGTCCACCCTGATATTCTTGTCCCAGGTAATATGACTTTAAAAAACTCTCTACAAGTGGAAAATCTTCCCTTACATAAGTAGGAAGTTGACTTGCAACGATAGTATTAAATTGAACTCTATTTTCTGACATTTTATGAATTTATCGTCTTAGTATGAGGTTGAACCTGAAGTTGATGTACCTGATGAAGATGTGGTAGTTCCTGAGTAAGAAGTACCTCCTGATGCTCCACTAGATGATACTGATGTGCCACTAGATGCCGTTGTAGCCGTTGTGGATGTAGTTGCAGTTGATCTATTAACCGTGGATGTGGTTGTGGTTGGTCCACCGGAGCGAACCAGATTTCCATTAGCATAACTTGACGATACAACATAGTTGGATGCAGATGGGTCAAGTCCCGAAGAAATCTCATCAACAACAGTTTCAAAATTACTGTTACTAATATCTAGTTGCAAATAAAGATCCTGTAATCCAACAACATCATTTGAGGTTGGGCTTGCAGAAATTTCTAATGTTTGAACTCCATCTTTGATTTTTGCGCCAGTAATATTAACTGGATTTAATGTAATGACTCCTGTTGCGTAATTAATCGTACCAACGTTTCTTCTTACTACTGTTGGAGTTTGTGAACCAATACTTGGAACCGTAAAGAAGAAAAGACTTCCTGTAACTCTATTTGTGTCTGGAACATCCGAAACATAAACTGGTTGATTAATACCTGCCACCAAAATTGCAGATGATTTAATATTATACCCATCCATTCTCTTAATATAAATTTCATTACCAAAACCAATTTGATATTCTGCAAATTGGTTGATGAGAACTCTCAAATCCCTTCTCATACTTATAGTTGTGATGTTTGACATCACGGATTCGTGACTGTCATCAACAACTTTCAAGAATTTACTATATTTTAATCTTGCTCCGTACTTATTTAATTCACTGGACTCAGAATACTTAGTGACGTTGTTTTGAACAATTGTAGAAACAGCAGCTGCAGATGGCGCAAGATTTGAGTTGTAATAAATTTTTGAATTAACCTCAAGATACAAATATTTGAGATCTAGAATTTCAGGAACAATTCCAGCAACTGCAAATTTCTTTAATTTGAGTTTGATATTTTCTTTGATCAAATTTGGAAGAAAATCCCCAAATCTTGGTTTGATGCTTATAAAAACTTTACCATACTGAGGTGGAACCAACTCTTCGCCACCAAAAACAGAAATAGACTCAGTTTCTGGGTAAATTCTAGCAGGAATCAGTGTTTCATAGTCATTTGCAGTCAGTGCTCTGTTCTGAGAAGCATAAATCCTTGGTGCAAACTTTTTGATTGACTCAACACTTTCAATTGGTTCACCACCACCAGCTCCAAGACCGGTTGATACGAGGGATATGCCAGAAGTTACCTTATATTCTTGTGCATTTCGGTTATAGACCAATCTTCCAGCAAAAGCAAATGAACTTACCCCATTTGCGGCATCACCACTAGATGAAATATAGTCTACACTGATATAATTATTGTCTTCGAGTCTATTTCCAAAAATACCATCACCGAAGATTACTTGATATCTTTCATCATCAACTTCTTGAAGATAATAAACTTTTGAATCGGACTTTACATCAAATAAACTATCTTGACGCGAATACTTAACACTTCTAGATGATGACTCATTTGGTCTTACTGTAACCGTTATTAAATCGGTATCAATACCATTATTGTCTAAAATAAACTTTTGATTTGGATTTCTATAGTTTTGAGTAAAGTTAGACGTTAGTAATGTTCCCTCATAAACCGAAATATTAGAAAAAGTTGCAATATTATTAACTACAGGAACTGTGATATCCTCTAAAATGCAAAAAACATATGATTGATTGCCAAAAGATCCAGAAGAAGTGACTGTTGGACCTTTTTTAAGAGTTATTGTTGATGGGACGGGAGTTATATTGGCAGTATTGACCTGAAATGTAACAACACCTCTTGCTGCTTTTCTTGATTTTGGTAAATATCCAATATTTCTTGCTAAAGAGACGACATTTTCTCTTAATGTCGCACTATCGATGAATACCTCATTCGCGACCATATTCGCGTTATAAGAGGTGATGTAGGTATTATATGCCAAGACATCGAGAATAGTCGATAAATTCGACCCCTCAAAATCATAATCTGTAAAATTAGAATTCTCTTTAAGATATTCTCGGAGTGTTGTTTTAACCTGATTAAAATCTAGGTTAGTGAAATTAGCTAATGGCATTTTTTACCTAGTTTGTTGCAAGACGAATTGTAATTCTTGAGGAGGCACATCCGCACCAATAATTTTATAGATGATAGTTGCATTAAATGCATTACTATCATAGTCTGGATTCAACTTTACAGAAACCAATTTAACTCTTGGTTCGTATATACCAATAGATGATCTAATTTCTTGTTCAATAATACTTGCAGAAATGTCATCAAGATTTTCAAAAAGAGAAGCACTTATCTTAGATCCAAAATCTTGATCAAAAAACTTCTCTCCAGGAGTTGTAAATACGATATTTTTTACTGAACGGGCGATGGCTTGCTCATTTTTGAGCGCAATAATATCATCATTCAGAGGATGTCTCTGAAATGTCATACTAACATCTCTAAAACCTTGACTTACCCGTTCTAAAGGCACAAAAATCCAGCGATTATATCTTATTTATTAAGGCATAATCAGGATTTTACTCATAAAGTGGTTCTGGAGTTAACTGATTTTCAAAAAATTCAGTTTCTTCTATAGAATCCCGCTTTTTGGGTGTTAAATCATCATTTGCGATTTCACGAAGCATTTTTTGATGACTATCATTAGCTAAGTTGTCTAAAAAATCGTGATTTGGAGTCATTTTTTTCTTTCCTAGGGGTCTACAGGGCGATTTTCTTGTGATTTGTACATATCTTCATTTTTTTCTTCTTCAATTTCACGTTCTTTTGACGTTTTCCAGAAATATTCGTCTTCACGACCCATTCCAAGACGTTCAAAACCATTTTCAACTTGATAATATTGAGTCGAAACCTTAAAATCAGGTATTTTAGGTTCAACAGGTGTCAAACTGTTGTCATAGATACGCATTCTATTATTAGGATACAGTGCATACTGTCCATTTTCAAGTTCAATCAAGTTATGAGACTTGTGCTCAGCTGGATTTTCACTTGTTGCATAATCAACTACCTCTGGATCCTGATGATAGTTGTCAATTGTACAAATGTAGGTGCCTTTCTGTATACCATGGTCTCTTGTATACAGTTCATAGTCCATCGAACCAATAAACTGCTTAGTGATAGCCACAACGCCGTAATCCATGCAATTCCAGAATTGTAGGTTAGGTAGGTCCATATCAGGACTAGGCGTCTCAGGGGCGCTTACAAACGCACTGATAGGCAGTTTATCGTACATAGCAGCATACTCTGGTAAGTATGTCTCAAAATAAAAAGTGCGCCCAGGTATCGACTTACACGATACCCAGACGCCTTTAACAAATTCACCATGACCAGATTGATGATCAGTAAGATATTCTTTTCTTACCCATACTTCAACCGAGGGGAGGTTACAAATTAACGCAGCCATTATAAACTAATATAACTGCTTCTATTTAACCTCTTCCTTGTCCCCGATACTTCTTTTTCGCTTTATTACGAGAAGTCGCGGATCTCAACGTATACTGCGAGTTTCCTTGGCGAGTTTTTTTCGGCTTACTCTTAACATAAGTGCCGCCTTTCATCATCATAATTCAGTACCTCAAATAACGCGAGTTTTTTCGTGACCAACTCTGATACGAGGATCGCACCAGATCTCATATCCCATCTCTTTAGCATCTAAACAGAATGAGACATCCTCACCACACATGTCCTGGACATTCCCACTCTCAAAGACTTGCATCTTAGGGGCAAACCAGGGGTATTCCATTTCCTCAAATACTCCCTTCTTAATCATAACCCATCCAAATCCTGTATAATCAACAGTGAATGGTTTGCGTCGTTTGGAAATAGATTCGACAGTTTCGTGATTCATCACTCCACCATTCTTACGGAAATCATCCTCTTCTAACCAGTGTGCGACTGATGTTGTGACACCATCTTCTGTAGCATACCAACCTCCAGTAATACCACGCTCTTCACCTTCTGCCGGAACACTTAAGTCACACAACTGCCAGAACTTGTTTGTATCAAAAACAATATCTGAGTCGATCCATAGTTGATAGTCATATTCTAATTTGCCATCCCAGGGAACTTGCTTGGGACCACGTAATACATTCGCACCTAAGCACTTACAACGTGCAAAGTTAACCATCGATGAATAATCTTGACTGATCTGAATACTCATTCCATTCTGTACCATATCAAAGCACAGTTGTACAAAGTTCTTCAGAAACGTAAATGAACAACCACGGCCTGGTAAACAGAATACGATGGTCTTACCCCGCATACGTTGCTTGATTGCCGCGATGTCCCACTCCTCTGTCTTCTTGGGTTTGGGGGCATTCGCCTTAACAGTAAATCCTTTTGCCATAAGTCTTAGAAACTTCAGTTCAATTCTAACAGTTTATATGTAGGTTGTCAATATCAGAAACCTAATGCGGTTCTCTAATATGAATCGCTCCCAGGTGGTTCATGTAGATTACCTACCCCAGAGCCTCCATGGGCGCAAACAATCTCCTCATATGTTAAATCCTCAAGTTGATAATCAGTTTGCATTAAACCAACCATCCCCTTGAGGGTTTCCCATGTATTAATAAATTGTTCTTCATTTAAACTATTGTATAAACACTCTTGTTTCGCATAGATGTGATAAACCTTTTCCATAAGAATTTTTTTGCGCGGAATTTTTTTTTCCTTTTTGTATTCGTAAGTCGCTTTATATATCTCTCGCGATCTGTCACCTCTGTAGGTTAGGGTAGTAGGTCGTTTTTATATACGGGCACGCGGCGCAACGCCACAACAACGCCGCCCATAAACACTGTCGATTCACTGTATAATAGCACGGAGACTAACTGATGTCAACCCCCGTGTTATAAGACTGCTAAGTGTTACTAACTGTTCTGAGACTAACTGTCAGTAACTGCCATCAATCACCACCTGACAGGATTACTCAGGTCCTCTACGTAACTATCAATCAGCTGCTCATTTCCTTCCAGTTCAAATAGATTCTCCCAATCAATATTGTGTGGGTTGAAGTCTTCCATCACCTCTAAATCCAGGGTGATTCTGTAACGTTGCTTTTGTGCCTGACTGATAGCGACTGACATAAGTGGTGTCCTGGTGGTGTGACTTTACTAGTATAGACTGCCTGAGGGATATTGTCAATCTTCCAATCAGTATTTATAAGAAAGACTGATAAATTTGCGATGTCAATCCTCAGAAAAACTTATCAGCGCCCCCTTGACATTTCTGTGTGTTCGTGATAGCCTGCGGGCAAAGATCACTACTCTATGACACATTTAAATCATCATTAATTAACACATAGAAACACACTTATCCACAGAAATATACCTTTATCCACAGGTAAATGATACCTTTTCCACAGACTTGTTAAGAACGATATAAACAAAGGAAAGCCATTTAAAAAGCCTTTTTTAATACTTTTTAAGGCATAATCCTTATATATGGGTATAAAAAGAGGGGGTTTTTGTACCCCCTTAGTGTGATTCAGTTGTTCTTACTATCTAATCAATAGAGTGCTTCAATTGCCTCCAGGATGAGAAGAATATCATTACCATTCTGTGCAGATTCAAGAGCAGAGAAGAGATCAGACTTAGACATGAAAAGTGTTAGATAGAGTTTGTAATTAGTGAGTTTTAAGTCATCACCAGGACTGTTTTAATACTAGGTCTTATGCTGAGTACTGTGCTGCCTAGTTATTGATCTGGGACTTACCGATGCAAGCTAACGTGCCCAGATTAAATGTTAATCAGTAGTTAGCAAGACGCATAGAAGAGAAGAAAGGAACGGTGGTAATTCCTTCGGCAGTGTTCATCGAAATAAACCAATCAAAGTTTTTTGCGAATACTTTGTCACCACAATCACCGTGCTCAGAGAGAATAGCATTCAGACGTGATTTAGTTGTATTAGACTGATGACCGCCATCAAAGAGACGAATGAAAGTATCACCTACCTCAGCAATTTTGTTGCCATAAAGACGAACAATAGAGAGGTTTTCTTCTTCGTTAAAATGAACCGTTGTGTTTGCAGATGACCAGTTCTGATTGTTAGAAATGGCAGCATTCATTTGGGTTTCGATCTTACGCATGGAGATGAGTTGAAGTGAGGTGAGTTAAGCGGGTCGGGTTGGTTGCCTTCCCTCCCATGTGGCCAATATAGGGCTAAACGGGGGAATAATCAAGCGGGTTTGGGACAGTTCTCTCACTGGCACAATAGTTCTTATATAACACCTTCTCCATGTGATATGCTTGATCTTCTCTTACTTTATCCGACGTAATTCCTTGCTCATTCTGTACTACATGGACCAACTCATGAAGTAATGTAGTGATATAATCTTCTTCGTTCAGATCATTATG